TCAGGCCCAAGATTCCCAAGCTTGATCAGTCACCGTGGCTTTAAAAGAAGCCACAATTTCATCATGGAGTGCTGTCATGCGGCCCTCGACTTTGGATAGCTCAAACTGATCTCGATGGATGAAAGAGGCATCTGTATCAATAATTGCGTGCAACCCATTACGCTGAGTAAATCGCGGAGCAATCGTAAGCGCGACACCACTTAGTTCCATAGGAAGGCCAACTTGGCCGTTACGAACGATGACTCGCGAAACTAGCTGCCCAGCTGAAGTCATAACCATCGTTTCACTTATCGAGTGTAGAAGTTGACCATGCCCACGCATCGCATGCCCAAGGACCGCCGGCACAAGAAAATCGCTCAGATTTTGACCTTCGGTTGACGGCAGAATGGCGTCCAAGTAGCGAAGACCAATGCGCTCAACAAAATCTAGGCGCAGCACTGTATGCAAGATCTCCAGCGCCTTAATTAAGGACTTAGAAAACGTCTCAAAAGTGTCGTATGCCGTTGTCTGCAATGTCAGCGCATTGGGTTCAAGAAGAAAGGCTGTGCACCCTGCGATGTCGCCAAAGACGTAGCGCGCCTGTGTGGTCATCGTCGGCGGAACCATTTGTCCTTGCTGCGTTCCGAGCACTGGAAAGTCCAGACGCTGGAAGACCTCTTTCTTAAAGTCAGGGAAATGCGCCTCACGCATCTTCGACTGAATAGCAGGGATAAAGCTGTCCAAGTCCAGCACAGGGTTGAACTGCACTTGAGCAACCGTGAAGTAAACAGGTGCGTGCGTCAGCTTCTTTCCCATGTGATCCTCATTTGCATACTTGACATTTAGGTTGACACTTTACACCATGATTGACAACCTTTGTAACGCCATGAGGTAAAGCTACGTTCGAGAGGATGGTTCTGCATACATTCAACCTCAACAACCCTGTTCATTGACCCTCGCCCCCGAACCTTGGCAAATTCATAGATACCTATCAATCCAGGTCGAACCTGCAAGCTAGGCGGGGGTCGCATCAAATTTAGCGCCAGGGGTCAACGCCAGCAACTGCTCAGCCTCCTTGGCTGTCCCCGCCAGCCACTGGTCCACGTCCTGCATCTCGATCGGGATCACGCTGCGTTTGTCCTGCTGGTCCGCCGGCAGCCTGGGGTCTGGCTTGTGCATGCGACTCATCGAGGGACGAGAGTCGGTATTGAGACTAGATAGCAAATGAAGCATGTATAGAGTGATCTAGTCAACGAAACTCGAAGTGCTCCCTGTGCAATTGCCAGCTAGCAGTTGGCAACGATTGCTCCAGTGCTTGCTCCAACTGCTTGCCCATGGAAGCTGGGCCACAGAACCACACCTGCAATGGCTTGTCGGCCTGATAACGTTGAAGCACCTCTTTGGGCGTCCAGCGATGGCCGTCGGCAAAGATATCCAGACGCACATCGGGATGAAGCGTCGCAGCCTCTTCCAGAGCTTGAGCAAGAGGATCGGTCGCATGCTGGCAGGCGTATTGCAGCCAGGCCTGTGGGGCATGGCCGTCATGGTGAAGCTGGCCTAGCCAGGAAAGAAAAGGAGTCGCGCCAACGCCTGCGCCAACCCATACGTGCACGGCACCATCGTCGTGATCTGGAGGCACAAAGCGGCCATAAGGACCGTCCAGCTCCACAACGATGCCGGGCTGCAGACGCTCGGGCAGGCTGCGAGTCCAGTCGCCCAATTGTTTGATGTGAAAGCGCACGACATGATCTTGCTGGTCCGCATCGGACAGCGTGAACGGGTGCGCCTCTTTCTCCCCTGGCAGGCGCAAAAAGGCGAATTGCCCCGCAGCATGGCCTGGCCAGGAATCATCCATACGGCATTGCACCTCCAGCACATCGCCGAGCTGCGTGCATGACAGTACGGTGCCCGCATGGGGATAGTGCGATCGTAGGTCACGCACCAGTTGCATCACGGCGGCAACGACGCCGAGGGCCATTGTCAACGCCAGCAGCCAGCCGCCCACCCCGCTCCAATAGCCAGGAGGAGTCAGCACAATGCCATGAAACACCAGTATCAGATATGCCAGAGGCATGAATCGATGAAACCAGTACCAGCGCTTGTATGGAACTGCGCGACGAGCCAGCGTAATGACCAGCATCAGGATCAATGCATAAAAGGTCCATTCGCCCAAGGTTTTGGCATAGGGCTTTAGGAGGCTGACCCACTCGGGCACGGGCACCTTGGTCAGCCTGCCAGTGCTGCCAATAGCCGTCGCGATGAGGGGCTTGGACTGCTTGACCAGCCAATGCGCCAAGCTCAACGCAATGGCAATGATGCCCAGCCATTTGTGCAAACGGTAGGCCTTATCCATGCCACCCAAAGGCGACTCCACCCAGCGAGGGCGCAACGCCAAGACCGTGATGGCCGTCATGGCCCCCAAAGCCAGAATACCGGTCAGAAGCATGCCTTCTTGGCGTGCCACCCACAAAAAATCACCCGAAGGGGATGGCGACAACCAAAAAGCCTCGACGGCCCAGATCACAAAGAAAGAAGTTAGAACAAGAAAAATAGAACGGCGCATGAGAGCACTCCAATTCGCTCGAATCCTGCAGCAACCGGATAAATAAACAGGTATGGGCTTAACGCATACATAAATGGCTACATCGACTCCATAACGGCAGACCAGAATTTCTGCTTTGCGGTTCAAGCTGCTTTTAGATTGATGTCAATGAAGCTAACCTGGCTTCAGGATTAGCTGCTTGCCATAGGTCAAGCCAGGCTCAACGGCGAGTATTGCGGCGCTCCAGCTCACCCATGTAGGTGTTCACATACAGCGTCATGTCATGCCCCTTGGAATTCCAGACCTCGGCTTTGTATCGGCTATTACTCCATCCAATCTCGCGAATTTGATCGTACCCGGCCGCATGTGACTTGTCATATCTCTCTCGCACGCTCAGCGCTGTGGCCAAGGAAGTGGCAGCAGGCTCCAATCTCTGTGCATAGAAGAATCTCGCTTGCTTTCATTGTTTGAAAGATGACGTGAAGCCCGCATGAATTCGCCATTCATCTAAAGTTCATCTACTTTAGGAGCTACGGCAGTTCACACTGGCCAAGCCCAATGAGCTGTGGGGCGTGATGATTGCGGTCGATGGGACGGAAATGCCTTTGGTCGAAGGCTACTGATCTGGCCTCAAACGCCAAAAGCGCCCCGACACCAATCAAGGCATCGGGGCGCTTTTAGTTCATCTGCTCGAGCAGTGTTCGGTCGGCGGCAATCTGCCCGCGCAGCAAGCTCACCTGGGCGTCTCGCTTTTTGACCAGGCCGCCAAGCTCTCCAACCAAACCTGCGCCTTCTGCAGCAATGGCTGCGAGTCGCTGGTGCTGATCTGCGAGATCTCTGCAGGCAGCGGCGTCACTGGCAAGCTGGGCGTTGCGGGTGGCCGCTCCGCGGATGTCGTGCTGCAGGCCTGCAATGCGGACAGCATCAGCAGCGCGGCCAGCCTCCAGAGCTGCCAGTTTTTGCGTGTATTCATGGGTGTTTTCCTGTTGAGCAGCGCCGTGCTCGGCAACGGTCTCCGCTTTCTTTTCGGTAGCTGCTTGCGATTGCTGGGCCTGTGCTGCAGCCTGTTTTGCCTGCGAAGTCTCAACCTTGGCCAGCCGCTGGGTCTGCACAGCCAGCAAAAGAGCAAGGGCCAAGGCCAACCAGGGCCAGATTCGAGACGCCCCGGTCATGACTGTGACTCCATGCAGGCGTTGTGCCGCGCCAGCTGGCGAGTCCAGACGCCGCCACAGACCTTGTTGCCTGGCGTACTGCAGTCAAAGCGCCAGCGCGTTGGCTTACCTGCCTTGTCCCACTGATAGGCCACCCAGCCCGGGCCTTCACGGCGCCCGCTGGTCATGAACTTGTAGCCTAGGTAGGCGCGACAGGCGCCCGGGTAGTCGCCCGCCTTGGTCTTGACCAGCATGCTGGAACTGCGCCATGCGCTGCAGCCGTACTGGCCCGCAAAGTCCGCGGCCTTGTCGAATTCGGCCTGATTCACCAGCGTCTGGCCAAGGCTTGCACGCACGCATTGCGCATAGGTGCGATCGAGCTCGCCCAGCGCCAGCTCGACGGCCCGTTTGCGTGTGATCGGCGGATCGGCCAGAGTCACGCGCCGGCCATCTTCATAGCGCGTAGAACCATGGCCTATGGTGGGCACATCACCCTGAGTCGGTACATATGGGTGCAGCAGGACCTCTCCCGACTTGCTGATGCTCTTGGGGCCATCACCCTCAGACGCGATCCATGCCGCGCCTGCGGCCGCAGAAAGAGAAAGGGCCGCTGCTGCGACCCTTGTTTTATTGACCATCATGCTGTTGCTCCTCCTGGCTCTTGATGCGCGCCGGATCCCGCCACCACTTGTCGCGCACCAAAAAATAGAGCTGGGCCAGCGTGTAGACCAAAATTGCTATGGTCAGCCAGCGCTCAAGCGTGACCTCGGCCACGGCCCCCGCCATTGTCAGCAGCGTGATCTTGAACGCTGCCACCTTGGTTTCGTTGTCGTTCATAACCCTCCCAGGCAATAAAAATCCCGCCGAAGCGGGTTGATTCAAAAGTCAGGAAATGCCGCTGCCGGCGGCGTGAAGTTGCTTGTGTATCGGGCTACACCGTGGGTAATCCGGAACTCGTCGATGTTCCCGAGGAAGGACTGCCCCAGGTAGTCCCCCATGCGTCCAATGGCTAAATTCGGATTTGGAGCTACCGGCTCAGATAGCAGGGTTGCAGCGGTTGCACCCAAGACACCATTCAGGAAGACCATCACCTGTGAGCCATGCTTGATGCCAGCCACATGAGCCCATTGATTCAAAGGCAGAGAGCCTGGTGCACTTTTTGCAGATCGCCAGAACGTGTCGTAGATGTTGAAGCCGACAGCGCCGCCAGATTCAACATTAAGCGTCCATGTTTCATTGCCGCCAACGCCAGCAGAGAATCCGGCAATTCGCATGACTGTAGAGCTGGATACAGTCGGATAGATAAAGCACTCGACCGTAAAGTCATCCGCAAATTTGGGGTACAGCGATGGGACGGTGCTGCAAAACAAGCGCCCGCCATTGAATAGCGCTGATGCCCCGCCAAAATTGCTGCGCGCTGTGCTGATTGAAACTGGTGCAGTGACGCCAATGGTTTTTGGTACCAGCGAAGAATCAGGAAAAGCGGTTGATCCATCAGCGCCGTTCATGTGCAGCAACAGCGACACTTTGTCGAAGTGCGGATCTCCGCCACCGCCTCCCCCGCCAAACCTAAACGGGTTGAGCAAAAATCCGCGCTGCCTGGCTCTGAGAGCCGCTCGGATATTGGTGCTGCGCTCAATCATGCAGGCACCCCGATCAGGTAGACCTTCAGGCCCTTTGCCAAGCCATCGCCTATCTGGTCAATATCGATGGTGACCTCTGCGTCATCGGCCAGCGCCGCGCTGCTGATCACAGGCGCTGTCGCCGCCGTAGTGCTGGTCTTCTCGGTGTTGTCGATGGTCAGCTTGGTGGACAGGATCGAGGAGCCGCCGGCATTGATGTCCACCGTCAGGATGGAGCCGCTGGCCTGAGCCGTGGTGAGGCTGGCCCGCACCGCGCTCAGGTTCATGGCGAACGGCATGCGAAACGTCACCTTGGCGGTGCCGGCGGCGAGCGCAGTGGATTCATCGGAGCAGGCAATAGGCATTGCCGTAACGGAGGAACCCCCGGCTCCGCCAACCCTCTGTCCATGGACGCCAGCCCCGCCCGCGCGCCAATCCTCGACCTCTGTCACCGTGGCCGGCCCGGTGGTCAGCTTGTAGACCCGGGCATAGGCTTCGGTATTGGTCCAGTTGGCCGAGCTGGTGGACACCGACAGAACGCCCGTGGCCCGCGCCACCACCACATAAAGAGTGGAGCTGGCCGCAAGCGCCACCGTACCTGCGGCCACGGCATGACCATCCCAGCGCCCGCCCAGATAGCCCCAGGTGAGGCCTGCTGTGCTGGTCGCATCCTTGCCGTAGACGGCAATATGCTCAATCGCCTCCATGTTCTCGTTGACGATGATTTGCGGGTCAGCCTGAGCCGCTTCCCATTGCTGCAATACGCTCATGCTGTTGTAGCTCCTACGGTAGACGGATAACCAGGCCCCACGGTTGCGGAGAGCTGGCAGATTTCAAAAGTGATGGCAGAGCCACTGGCCAGCCCATCAGCCGCCTGCATGTCGGCCGTGTATCGGTAGGCGCTTTCGTTGACCACATCCGAGCGCAGCAGCGTGCTGCCGGCATAGACGCGCACCCGATAGGCTTCGACGGTCTCACCCAGGGGCACCACTGGCGCCGGGCCGCTGTATTGGTAGCTGCGCCTTGTGCGCCGCTGCCAGCTCACCACCAGGTCAGTGCCATCTGCCAACGCCCGAGGGTTGGCCGGGCTGAAAGGCTTGAGTGCCACGCCGGTATCGGTGAAGTCCTCGGCCGTGCCTGCAGACAGGAACTGCCCCAGCGTCACGGCCTTGACCTGTCGCTGTAGGCCTATCTCATTGGTCTGTGACCCGATGCGGCGCAGGCTGTTGCCCAGCAGCACACAGCGCTCGCCGGCGGCATGGCTGCCCATGGCCCACTCTGTACCCCTCTGCCCGCGCAGCAGGCCGGTCAGCAGATAAGTACCCGCCGACAACAAGGCTGCAGTCCTGAAGCGCAGGATCTCGCTGCCCAACAACAAGGCATTGATGGATTCATCGAGCAGCATGGCTTCGCGGGTGCTGGACGCCAGCTCGCCAGAGACCTGCACCGTGACCGTACTCGCCTCATCGAACACAGGGCCACCCAGCCAGGGGGCAAGCGCCGTGCTGGCCGTGCCCATCACGCTCCGGGCCGTGGTCTTGAGCAGTTGCGCATAGTTGACCGCATCCCAAGCCTGGGCAACCACCGCCCCACCCCATCGATCCGTATCAGCCACCCGCTTGGGTGCCACGGCAATGTAGTACCCCGGCGCATCGTCCGCATCACGCAAGATGGGGATGTCGAGCAACTCAAACACCGTGCCCGCCACCTGAATGACTTCGCCGGTCTGCACATAGCCGTCATCGGTGATGGCGGCGCTGTCAATGGCACCCACATCATCCAGCACGCACTGCAGCTCAAGCACCGGCATAGAGTCCGTCTTGGACTGAATGCGCAACCGGTAGGACCGGCCATCACTGCCTACGGCATTGATCACATCCCCCGGCTCCAGGCGCGCATACTTGAGCGGCACCTTGACCGTGGTCATAGCCAGGCTGGCCACGCGATCCATGAGCAGCCCATCGACGATGGCCTTGGCCTCTGCCGGCAACAGGCCAATGGCGGTCTGAATGGTCTCCGTGCTTTGCTGACCCGACAGCAAGCGGTCGGAGAACTCCGTGGCAGTCTGGTAGTCGCCCGCCATATTGGGATAACTCAAAGCCAGCTGCGCCGGTAGCTCCAGATCATTGCCCAGCGTGATGGCCAGGGGCTCATCGTCACCACCGCTGCTGGTGGCCAATCCCAGATCCATGAATGGAATCGTTGCCACCGGCATGGCGGCACGATCTCGGATAAAGATCTGCTCTGCCGCGCTGCACTCCAGAAAACACGCCTGCTGCAGCGCTTCAAGCGCCGAACGCGTGGAACCCACCTGGCCAATCGCCAGCGCCCGGACAGTGGTGTCGGCGGCCGAGATAACCACATCGCCCACGCCGTAGCCGCAGCGGCTGGATAGCTCGCCCAGCACCTGGCGCAGATAGTCCGTGCCAGGAACGCCGATGGCGCCGCCAAGGCTCAGGGGCCGCAGCGGCGGAGTGAAGCCATTCACATCGTACAGAGCGCCATGCGTCAATCTGAAGGAGTTGATGGTGCCGGTGAACTGCGAAGACTCGGAGCCAGTCCCCGAGCCATTCAACTGATTGCCAAATGTGATGGCCGCCCCGGCAACATAGGCCCACGACAGATCCGGAATCGAAATACTCGGATCCCATACGCCATTGACGAACAAGCGTACAAAGCCACCACCGCGCATGATGCAAAGATGGTAGGAGCCTCCACGCGGTATGCCTTCGGAGATGTTGGAGCCATTTGGGCCGGAGATACGCAGTCGACCGGGGTAGCCCTCCTGGTCATAGCGAATCAGCAATAGGCTGCTATTGGCACTGCCAATAGGGTTCTGCATTTCCAAAATCGTGGGGAAACGCACGCCCTGGGCAATGGCTGGTATGTCCACCTCAATCTCCAGCGTGTAATCGCCTGGAATCGAGAATCCAGAATCCATAAAACACCGCGCCAAGGCATATTGCCCAGATGGCGCAGACAGTTTCAGTCCTTCATCCAGATAGGAGACATTGACCTGCTGATTGATGTTGCGGCCATGGCCTGACTTGTCCTCTGCTGGAGAAGATGCACCGAACTGATACAGCACCAGCGGATCAATGCCGCCTTGCGCCTGACCGTTGAGCTCAAACGTGAGGTTTGGAATATTGCCGCCATTGCCCAGCTGCAAGCCCTGAATCAGCACCGTGCCCATGCCGCGATATGCCGGCGCATTGCCCAGGCCCACGGCAGCTTCATAAGTCGGATCGGGCAACTGGTCATCAGCACCGGTATAGACACGCATGTCCACCCAGGCGCCTTCCTTTACGGTGCCGCCGCTGTAGACCAGCTCGCCATTGCTCCAGATGCGTGAGACACCAGTGATCTCGTTCTCGCTCAGCAGAATCAGCAGATCCACGTCATAGGTGTAGCTGGTATAGGTTGGCCCGCCGCCCTTGCCCTGCTCTTCCTCGGTGGCCGTCTCCCGGCGCTCGCTGGCCCAGATGATCTGGCCAGCCACACGGGGACTGCCAGCGATCCATGGCACAGTCGCGCCGTAATCAGTGCCCGTGACCTTGAGATCATTGAGCCGGGGGCCATAGGATTTCTGGCCCGGCGTAACGGCTGCACCAATCATGGAGCCAGCCATCCAGCCGTAAGAAGCCCCTGCCGGGCCGCCGACCCAAAAGCCAACGAATGCACCGACGGCGGAAATTGCAAGTTGTGCCATCAGTCAATCTCCGGGAAGCGATAGGCCGCCACAAAGCGCATGGCGCGGGTGAACAGCAAACGGGTCTCCAGCACCCGCCCATGGGCGCCGCTGGCATGAATGATGGAAAGGCCGCCATGCAGGTAGTCACCCACGATGCCGACATGCTGGGGATGACTATCGAAGGCCACCAGCACCACATCGCCGGGCGCCATGTCGGCCTGGGCCACGGGCGCCAGGCGCTCGCTCAGGTGGTGCACCAGCTGCTTGCCATCCGGCACCCGGCCATAGCCGCCCACATCCCAATCCAGCGGCACGGCGCCGATCTCTCGGGCCACGCTGATGACCAGGCCCACACAGTCCACGCCCACGCCTTCAAGTCGAGCTTGGTGGTGAAACGGCGTATCCACCCAGCGGCGGGCAATGTCTACGATCTGCTTCATGGAGTCTTGGTCAGGTCGTCCGTGGTGGGCCGATGCGGCTCGCCCCGGAAATTGGGAACATTGCCGAACTTGCCCTTGCAGTCCTCCATGAGGCGCTTGCGGCAGCCGGCCACGATGGTGAATTGATCGCCCACGGCAACCGCCATCACCATGGGCAGTACCAGCGTCAGGGCGCCGCCGGCGGCATGGCTGCGCACTTTCTGCGACAGGCCGGCATTGGCACCGGTGATGAAGGTCAGCACGCCCTCACCGAAGTAATCAGCGGCCTGGGCCAGGCCTGCGGCCGTGAAAGTGCGCTTGTCTGCCACGGCCGATATCACGCCGGCATGGGTCCATGGCGCCAGGTCCACCCGGCAGCGGCCGTCGCCCAGGCGGTTGCGGCAGGTCTTGGTCGAGACCTCGCCCACGCTTTGCTGCAGCAGCTGCTTAAGGCCGCGCAGCTCAACCTTGATGGTGGCCGCGTTGAGCGTCACCTCGCCAAACCAGCCACGGGTCAGCGTCTCCACATCGCTGGCAATCGTTGGCGCAGCCACATCCCAGCGATAGCGGAAGATCCGGAAGCTGGCATTGCGCCAAACCCCGGCCACCACCTCATCCCGCTGGAACAGCGAGCCATCGTCCAGCGTGGTCAGCTCCAGGTTGTCCACGGCAAAGCCGGAGGTGCTGACCAGATTGCTGGCCGTCAGCCCCTGCTTGGCATCGAACATCAGGGAGGCACTGCCATACCCCCAGGGCGTGACATCCAGCACGAACGGCAGGTCATGGCTAGTAAAGCCGTAGAGCTGGCCATCCGTACGCTGTATCACGATCGCGTGGGCCACACTGGTGCCGCCGCTGTCATAGTGAGCCTGCAAGGCAGTGGGGATCTGCTTCATAGGCGTTCTTCCTCCAGCTCGATGCCGGTCCATTCCGTGATCAACTTGTTGCCGCCCAGCACCTTCCAGACGGCTGCCGGGTCTTTGAAAGCCACTGGCACATGGAACGTGCCCATCCAGCGGTAACTGTCACCAGCCAGGTGATCAGCAATGACCACCTGGCCGGTGCTGGTGTCCGGCGCCGCTGCCAGCATGGTGGGCACGCCACCGCGCAAGCGTTGCACTCGGCAGCCAATGGCAGGCTTGTAGATCGGCCGCACGAACGTGCGACTGCCAAAGACATAGGTGCGGCAAAGTTGCCAGGTGTTGGCAACGTCGACCACTGCAGTCAGCGTTGTATTCGCGTCCGTAGCCCGGAAGTCGCTCCAGTCCTTGAAACGGAAAGCATCGGCATCGCCGCCCACGACATAAAAAAAGGCCCGTAGGGCCTCAAAGTCTTCTTGCGAGCGCGGCGGGTGCGCGATGGTGTACTCATGCAGCGGGTACTTGGCCTCACGGTTGGTGATGCGCTGCCCCGATGCAGAGTAGGCCTTGCTGTTGATAAAGCGCGGCCCACCCTCTGCGTCCCGGCTGATGCGCGGCGGGAACAGCTCTTCAAAAAATGCCATGGCTTATCCGTTTCTTTAGCCGTTTCTGGACTGCGCGATTGCAATCTGCCGCCCCACCGTCCGGCCGAACTGCAGTGCCGTCTCCCTGCTTGCGCCCTGGGGCATTTGCACAGTGACATTGATGTTTGTCGGGCCTCCGACTGCGCTAGACAGCGCTCTCACACCCAGATTGCCGTCAGGCGCTCGGGTCAGCGGCATGATTGCCTCGGGTCCAGCCTCACCAAACACCCCTGCCCCCTTGGCAAACGCGAAGATCCGAGGCGTATCGTGAATCTGGTTGCGGTAAGCGCTCAGACTGTGACTGTCGTAGACACCACCAAGCGCATTGGGGACCGCACCAAACGCAGCTGCCAATCCTTCGGCGCTGTAGTCACCCCAGCCAGCATTGCCAGCAGAAGGTGCCCCTGTCAGCAGACCCAGACCCGGGCCTAGCAGCCCCATGAGGCCGCTGCCCGAACTCCCGCCAGTGCCAGCCACGCCCAACGCATTGCTGAGCTGCTGTTTGATGATGATGCGGGTGATGTCGGCCACGATGTTGTTGGCCAGATCCGTGAACGACAGCTTGCCTGTGGTCACGAACTTGACCAGCGCATCCTCCATACCCCTGAAGGCATTGGAGAACGCGTCGGCCGTCTGCTGCGCCACGTTCGCGGCCTGGTCGACATAGTTCTGCATGGCAAAGCCTGCGCCCAGCTCCCACTGGGTCTGCAACTGGTCAAGCTCTGCATAGGTGGCCTCAGCGATGCGGATGCGCTCTTCCTTTTCCGCCTTCAGGTCAGCCAAGCGCTGGTCGATCTGTAACTGCTGCTCCTTGGAGAGGTTCGCCGTGTACATGCGCCGGTCGCGCAAGTTGCGCTCTTCGGCAAGGTAGCTGTCCTTGATGCTCCATATGCTCTCAGCACGCTGGCGATCCTTGGTACCCATCCAAGCCGAGCTGATAGTGCGCTGCTGCTGCTCCCGCATCTGCTCCATGGCACGCTTGTGCGACTCGGCCAAAGACTCCATTGCCATGCGCTGGCGATCAGTGGCCAGGGTTTCCTCATGGGTCAGAGCCTTGAGCTTTTCACCAGTCTCCAGCCGCTTGGCGGCCAGCTTGAACTCTGTATCCGCAATCTGCTTCTTGACGGCCAGGGCATCGGTGCCCTTGACCTTCTCCTGCTGCAGGCGGGCGATTTGCTCCTGTAGGGCGGCCTCCTCGACCTTGCTGGACTCTTCGATCAAAGAACGCTTTTGGCCGTAGTAGCCCTGGTCATCAATCAGCCCGGACTGGCGCAGCCGGTCCAGATCTTTCTGCTTGCCATCGATGATGCGCACCTCTTCACGGGCCGCATTCTGGATCTCGGAGAGATCGAGCCGGCGGGAGGCCGGTGCGGTGCTGGCCCCCTTCTTCTCTTTCTCCTCATACTTCTTATTGATGCCCGCAATGACTAGGTCATACTGCTTCTGAGCCTCTGCGCTGGTCTTTGCTGCCTCTCCGTATTTCTTCTCAGCGGCAGCCAGCTCAAGGCGCTTCTGCGTCTGCTTGTCATAGTGCTTGCTGGCTTCTGCGCTCAGATTGATAAGTGCCTGCTCACGTTCACGAGAACCTTGCACATAAGTGTTGGCCGACTCGGAGAGACCCAACATCTCGTGCGCCTTGTCGAGCCTTTTCTGACGAGTCTTGAGGCCCTTGGCATAGCTGCCTGTGCTCTCGGCCACAGAGTTGGTCGGGCCACGCTGCTGGTAGTCATTGACCTCCTTCTGCAGCCGCTCCACCACAGCATGCATGCCCTCCTGGCGGCCGAGCGACTTGATCATGTCGATCACTTCGGCGCCCACATTCCGAATGGCAATCCATCCCTTCTCCACCAGGCCCAAATTGGCGGTGATCGTGCTGGTAGCGCCGGCAATGGCCGAATCGTAGGCATCCTGGGCCACGCGGGCGGCATCCGTCTCGCGCCCGACTTCCTGCAGCGACTTGATCTGCTCGAAGGTAGCCGCAGTCAGGAAGCCCATTTGCTTGTTCAGCTCAAGCACCGCCTTGACAGGGTCTTCGCCAAGCTTTTTGAAGTCCTTGGCAACCTCCTCCACGGATTGCCCGGTGGCACGCTCCCACTCAATCGCCGTCGTGGTGTAGCGCTGCAGGCGGTCAGCACCAACGCCAGCATTCGCTGCAAACGTGACCAGGGCCTCGGCTGCTTTGGCCTGGGTAATGCCTGCCACGTTATCCATGGCAGCCGACATATCCACCAGTTGCTGGACGCTGGTGCCGGCCTGGTTGCCAGTCTTTTGCAGCACGACCAGGAATGCATGGGCCTCCTTGGCGCCTGAGTACAGACCATAAGCCAGTACGCCAGCTGCTGCGGCCGCAATCGTGAACGGGTTCACCATCCCCAGAACATAGCCGCCCAGTGCCTTGGCGGCCTCCCCCGCCCCACCAAACATGGACATCAGCTGAGAGCCCTGCTGCAGGAATACCGTCATGGCGTTCTGCCCGCCCTGCAGCGACACGATGATGTCTTGGAACTGCGCAGGAACACCACGCATCGCAGCAGAGTGAGCGCGGTCACTCATGACATATTGGCCGGACTGGCTCAGGCGCTTTTGCGATGCCTCGGCCTGGCGTAGCTGGTCGATATAGGGCTTGAGCACATCACCCGAGATACCGCGCTGCTTGGCCAGAATCTCGTAGTACTCCGAGCCAGCCTTGCCACCCGACTGCATGGCCACCGTGGCGCGCTGGATGCTGCCGACCATGTTTTTCTCGGCCCGAGACATGGCGACTGCAGCCTGCTGCGGCTGTGCCTCCAGGAGCTTGAGACCCTGTGCAGCCTTTTGGCCTGCAGCCTCCACGCCTGCGGCCATGCCCTTGGCTGCCGCCACAGCGTCAACGGCACCCTCGCGCACGCCTGTGGCGTCCAGCGAGGCCTCAATCTGGACTTTACGGCGGTCGGCATCGCTCATTTTTCAGCCTCAGCATAGATTTCTTGAAGTGCGGCAGCCTCCATGACGCGAACCTCGGCGCGCAGCCGGTCGTGGTCTTCATGGGAGATTTCGCGCGCTCGGAGTTCATCGGCCAGCACGCCGTAGTCCAGCCCCACCACACCGCCAACGCCGACGCGCCACTGCGTCTGCAGGGCATCGAACAGGCCCCAGGCGGTCCAGTTCTCTGGCCAGATCTCGACCTTGAACATGTCGGCGTACTGACTCACAGGCAGCCCCCAGTCCTTGAGGTACTGGGCGTCCGGGAGCTGCGTGTACCGGGCACGCACTGCCGCAATTAGTTTCCCAGGCGGCCCTCGATGCACAGGCGGCGATAGGTATCCATCACTGCCTGGACTGCGGCTGGCAACTCAGTTGCCAACTGGATGCAGTTGTCCAAGGTGAAGGGCACATCCAGCCCCCAATCCTGTAGACACCCATGGATGTACTGCCCATTGAGTTGCACCACTCCTCGCTGCTGCTGAGTGGAGGGCTGGCCTGCAGTGGCATCAAAGGCGGGAGCCTCAGCCGCGAAAATACCGTCCAGGAACGCGCCGAATTCCACACGATCACGGTAGCGGAAGGTCACGGGCAGCAGACCCTCCGTCCCATCCAGCATGGCGATCTTGAGCGAGTGAACGATGCCCTTGGGCCGCTGGCCCAGCACGATCTGGCGTGCAATCTGTTCGCTCATGCTCAAGCAGCCTTAGGCAGGTTGGTCGGAGCGCCACGCAGCAGCACCGTGGACTTGGTGGTCTGCTCGTTGCCCTTTTCTGTGCTGGGCACATCGTCGTAGGCCAGCTCGCCCACGTAGTAACTGGCGGAGCCGTCCTTGAACTGCAGACGGTGCACTGAATCCAAGCCGTTACATGCCTGCAGAGCGGCGCGAGCCACTCCATCCTGCTTCCAGCTGATGGTGTATTCCAGGCGTCGCGCCGAACGGCCCTGGCTGAATTCCTGCTCGTCTTCAACATCCAGATAGCTGCTGCTGCCAGTCTTGAGCTCACCACCGCTCAGCGCGAAACTGGGCACGTAAGGCAAGCGCTGCCATTCGTCGGCAACCAGAGGGATCAGCGCTACCTCGCCACCCATCGGAAATTTTGTGAGATCGCTGGTATCAACACCGTCCAGAGTCACGCTGTCGGCCGTCACGGCCTTGACGCGGGCAACGCGGCCCTCCAGTTCAGGGTAGTCCTCGCTGGTGATGACCACCACAGCCTTGACAGCCAGAGTGTTCGCCACCGTCACCACTGCGTGCGCGGCATTGGACATTGCACCAGGAGCCAAGGCGGTAAGAGCGGCGGTGTACAGATAGAGTTTTGCCCCATCGGGCAGAGGAACTTTGCGCATGGTTGTGCCCCTTTCAGGCAAAGAAAAACCCGCCAGGTTTCCCATGGCGGGTTGTGCAGCCCTCTCGGGCAAACGAAACCACTCAGCGAGCGGTCAATAAATTAAATTTGAACTATTCGCAATAGCCCTCGATAAATGCATCAGGGCCCGGCTCCGTAGCCAAATATGGCCGCCCTCCAGAATCGGAAGCGAACATAACGAATCCAGAGTACGCGCCATAGCTATTCTTGCTATTCACCTCTCCGCACAGCTTGCTAGTTGCGAGGGTCCAACCGCCCGTCAGCTTTTCATTTCTGAACTTAACCGAATCAGGGTCTTTCATGCCTGAGGCAACGAGCTGACGATGCTGGTGCACCAGATAGCTTGTGTACAGATAGAAGCCAACCAGCAATATCAAACAAGACAGCCCGGTCACTTTCAGAATTTTTTTCACATTCCCTCCAAACGCAGTTTGTGGAAATGCTACCAAAGCGTCAGTAATGCACGAGCAGATCCTGGTCTGCCGAAAACAGATTCATATCGTGGTCGAAGTCATCGCGGAAGTTTCCGACTGGCCGAATGGTCAGTTCTGGGTGCAGACGGAGCGCGCTCACCAGCAAAGGCATCAGCCGTTTGGGCTCCAGAATATCTTGGCTGAAAATCCGGATCTGCACATCTGCGGCGTCCACCTGAGAATCCTCGTTGTCCAGGTATTCGCTGGTATCGCCACCAAAGCGCTGCCAGATCACATAAGGCGTTTGCGCATTGGCCGGGGCCACAGTGCCGTAGCAGCTCGGAATTACGGCCGCAATGGCTGCGTGTAGAGCTTCGTCCATCACCTCACCCTTTCCAAGGCTTGCCAAAGCACATCAGCCGAGGCCAGCACAGCAGCCGGCTCTGCGCGCAGCGAGCCGCGCATGAATGCCTTGCCCGGGATGTAGACCGGCCCACCCGGACGGGGCAAATAGTACGCATCCTTCTCGGCCTGACTGGCTCTGCGCCGCGGCTTCTTCTTGCCGGCACTCTCCGGCCGCGCCAGCGTCACCCAGCCCTTTCGGGTCATCACCACCTGGTAGCGCTGCCAAAAGCCGTTCTCCAGCAGATGGCCGTGCGGCGCGGTCTTGGCATTCCAGCTGATGTGATATTCAGCAACGCCCTGACCGCTGTTCTCAGGTGAGAAGGCCTGATAAATAGCCTTGCCCAGGTTCCCCGAGAGCTTCTTGATTCTGGCGACGTTGATCTTGGCTGTGTCGTAGAACACCTGGGCGGCAGCCTGTGCCGCAGGCCGCGCCGCCTCTTCGGCTGCATCTCCCAGATCATCAAAGAGCGATTCGAGGCCTGAAAGATCGATAGAGGCAATAAGTGAATTGCTCCCCCTAGCCATTGGTCACCTCACACACCAGATCCACGTATTCGCGGTTCTGGTGGTCAGGCAGGACGGCCTTGATGGCGTACTCCACGCCATTGCACACCGCCCGCATCTCGGCAGTAATGCCCGCGCGCTTGCGGATGCGGATACTGGCCTGCGCCTTGCTGGCTACCTGTCCGGCCCGGATAGCCTCGCTTCCAGACCCAAAACGGATGTTGGCCCAGATGGGCCCAGGCAGCGCATCCTCCCAGGTGGTGGATGGCTGGCCGAGCCCGCCGCCAGGCAAGCGGCGCTGGATGTGGATGCGGTCACGAAGACTTCCTGCGTCCATGGTCAAAACCCCGGTTGCACGTTGATGCTGGACAAGAGAGCGGCGCTGATGTGCGGAGGCGCTTTCGCCCCTTCGCGCTGTCCCATCAGTTCACGATTGGCATAGAGCCAGGCGACAACCAGCAGCATCCAGGCGCGCACGCCCGCGTGCGTCGTGATGTCGATACCTGCCGTGTATGTGATCTGCGCAGCCTTGCCGACAAATCCCGAGGCCTGAACCAAGGAGCGCCGACCACTCTGCGCAACAACAAATGGCACAGCATCGCCATTGACAGTGACAGCCTCCACCTCAATCACGCCGCCGCGGGCAAGCACCGAATAACCTGCATCACTGGCCTGCTCGATATAGCGCCCCTTGCGGATGGCCGCGCCGCTGACCTCTTCTGCCAACGCGCGTGCGGCCGGGATAAGGACGCCTTCAAAGTAGCCATCCTCATCGTCACCATCCACTCGGCATTGCAGCTTCACCTCGGCAAGTGTCAAAGGCTCATCGCCAAGGTACTGGGCAATCATGCCTTGGCGCTCTTGGGTGCTTTGCCTGCTGGCTTGGACTGCGGCTCGGAAGCCTGGGGCGCTTGCTGCGCTTCCGCCGCAGGGGCCTGCTCGGGCGCCGGCTCCTGCAATTGCTGCTCAGCAGCAGCGTCAACGTGGGCAGGCTGGAGACCATCCAGCTCTTGCTCAACTTGGTCTGCATCGGGTTCGGCATCAGGCCTGGCCACACCCAGATCCTTCAGGTGCTGGGCGGCGTCCGCATCAAAGCCCGCACGATCGCCTTTGGCGTAAGCCCCGAAGGGCTTGGTGAATAGCACGACTACTTTTTCCATTACTCACTCCTTGAACGCCCCGGCCAGCAGCCAGAGCAGGTCAACACAAGGCGGGCTTAGCCGAAGCTGGAGCCCCACTGCACATCCTTGAGCACCACGATGGATTCGACGTGGCGAGGGCCAAAGTCGTGCTTGGCGATCACGCGAATCAGCGTCTGATCGCGCTGGAAGGCGGAAATCACATTGCCCTGGCCGTCCTTGTAGGTGGCCTCCTTGGAGTAGTCGATCACCAGACCTTCGTCCTCACCGATGAAGCAATCACCGAAGTCGGCCAGGTACAATTCCGAACCGTTAGAGTCCGCGCCCACAGTCAGGTTGGCCGGAATCTGCGTGGTGAACGCCACCGCGTAGCCCTTGAGGAAGCTGTTATCAAGCTCCGGGTAGGCCTTGTTGCCGTTGCCATCACGAATAGAAGCCAGGAAGCGGAAGGTGCGTGGGTTCATGACCCAACCGACGCTAGTCATGTTGGCATTGGCGTTTTCCAGACGGAACAGCGCTTTGTTCAGGTCGGAGTCAACCTCTGCCAGTGTCGGTGTGGCCGAGGTCGGTGCAAACACATTGGCGGGCAGGGCCCAGTGGCGCAGGCCCTTTGGCGTGTTGGAGGTGCCGTCGTCGCGCAAGAAGGCCTTGTCTTCGCGAGCTGCCAGCGCGCTGGTAAGGTCGCCCACCACGATGGCGTCCACATTCGGGTTGGCCGAAGAGTTGGCCAACAGGTCATTGCTGATGGGCACCAGGGCCGCCAGCTTCTTGCCCGACAGCTTCAGATCGTCGAATTCACCCTGGGTTGCCGGCACATCGGAATCAGAGCCGATATAGCCAACCACGGCACCACCCTTGAGGCGCGGGATGGTCATATTGCCGTTATTCAGGGGCAAGGGGCGCGCGCCCATCTTGCGCACCGTGGACTTGGGACGCAGCAGCTCGATCACCTCGCTGGACAGATTGGTAGGCACCAGCACACCGCCGGCGGCCGAGGTCAGCGTATTCAGCGAAGCAGCAATGTGCTCGCCGTAGCCGCGCTCGATGGCCAGTTGCGCTGCAGCCTGACGGTTGCCTTGGGCAGCAGCCAAAGCCACCACCATCTTGGCCATGCCAGTCCCAGGCGCTTCAGCCTGCTTGGGCTGGGCGGGCACGGCCTTGGTTGCGGTCACATCCGCGGCGGCAGAGACAGGCACTGCGGCCGCCGCATTCATGCGCTCGGCAGACTCCAGGCGCGCAATCTGGGCGGACATAGCCTCGAACTGCGCCTGCAACTCCCCAAACTCTGCCTGCTGCTCGGCAGTCAGAGCGCCGTTTTCGGCTTCCAGCTTGGCCAGGGCTTGCACGCGGTCATTGATCTTGGCGCGCTCGCTACGGATTTCATGGATTTTGGACATAACGTCTCTTTCAATAAGAAAACCCGCTCCAGGCGGGTTCAGTGATGCCCATGGCGGGCGCGAACAAGCCACCCGGGCTCAAACCCAAGTGGCGGAAAGTAAAAACCCGCCGAAGCGGGTTTTGCATTGATATGGAGCGCTATCCGGTCAGGCGACTTCCTTGCGCTCGCCAAGCAGCGGTATCACGGTGCGTGACCACTTCATCTGGGTCACCGAGACACCGCTACCGTGCTTCTTGCCCGTGTCAAACAGGCGGCAGAAGTCCTTGCCAGCATCGGTTGCCTCCCATTTTTCGCCCAGCTTCATCTGCAGGCCCGCCTCGGCCAGCAGCAGATTGGTACCACGGGCACTGGCGCCGATGACTTTGCCCAGCTCCGTCGGCGTGTACCACTGCCCCTCCTGGCTTTCCGCCTCCAGGTGCGTGTGCCCTAGCTGCTGCATCAGGTTGATGTTGGTCATCTGATAGATGGCTTGATTGGCGCTGATCGCGGCCGCATTCTTGTCGCAACCCAGCAGACGGGCAACACGGACCAGCGGTGCGAATGCTCTTGCCGCCTCAGCAGTTGCCTTGAGTGGTGTTGCAGCAGTCTTGGCTGTATAGCTGCCGGTCTTGCGAACGGACGGCAGCACTTCACTGGTCACCCACTTCTTGAAGCGCTTGGCCTCGGCCTTGGTGCTGCCAAAGATCAAGGCATACATGCCGGACTCATTGACGTGGTTCACCAATTGACGGCGTCCCAAGCTATCGATGGTGTCGTGTTTCCCGACGTCATCCTCATCCACATGCCGTGCAACTGCGTCGCGCGGGTTAGCGAAGCCCAGAACTTCGCACACTTCATTTGCAGGGAACCAGGGCTCACCATTGGCATCTGTCACCACCCTGATCGGGTGACCGTCGAAATCAAAAGACGTGATATTGCTCATAAGTGACTCCCTGTTATGCAGTGATCTTGGGCAGAACTTCGACCCAGCCGGCCTTGCTGGCGCCCATTCTGGGATCGAGACCACGCAACGCGCGGCTGATGCCCAACACATCCGAAAACTGGTCGCTGGATGGGTGGAACAGCTTGCCCAGGCGCTCAAGGCGCGTGGTGATCTCTTGCGACTGGGTAACAGGCATCAATTCAATGGCTACTGGCACTTGGCGGGATAGAAGCGCGACCTGCTGAGACAGCTTGGCTACAACATTGTGCAAATCGCCCCCATGCGGCAATGTCTGCTGAGTCGCCTTAACTGGAGCGGTCACGCTCAGGAACACTCGGATCACTTTGAGGTGAAAGGCTGCGCTGATCCAGGCGGCGTAAGCGATGACCAGCTCTTTGCATCCGTAGGTTCCACCCTTTCTCCCCTTGCGAGACTCAAATGCGGAAATTCCCGCATTTGAGATTTCGGCCACCAATGCCTGTGTTTGTTGGTTGCGCATGAATTCGCCAGGGCGCTTCAGCACTTCGCCTCCGCTAGCTTTGTGTAGATCGTTGAGGGAATACAACTCCCCTGCCTGGCGTACGCTTGTTGTCCCGATAGTGAGTGCTTTAGAATCGGTCATGTCGACTCCTTGTGTGAGAACTTGGTGTTTGACAATCGACGCCTCGGAAGGTAGTAGCTCCGGGGCGTTTTCTATATCAGGCCTGCTTTTCATGCTGGGCCTCCTTCTTCCGCTCAATCAGCAACGTCAGCCAGCTATTGATGCTGCGGCGATCTTTCTTTGCCTGCTCTTCCACCCACACCTTAAGTTCAGGTGACAAGCGAAGGCCAAATGGCTTGATGTTTCCAATGCGTATGTTCATGCAACCTCCTTGATGCCAACTTGGCATCATTTCAATTCTATGCCAACTCGGAATCATGTCAACTAGGCATTATTGCCGTTACCATCCAGCCGATGGAACGCAAACCTTTCCCCAGCGAAACACAAGAGCGATTTATTGTTCGCTTTCCCGACGGCATGCGCGACCGCATCGCAGAAGCCGCCAAGTCGAACAACCGATCAATGAACGCCGAGATCGTCGCTCGATTAGAAAAGTCTTTCGACAACGACTCGTCATCTGGCGGACTTATCACGCTGTCTATGGATGAGTTCGATGCAGTCATTGAGTCTGCCGTCAGCAGGGCGCTGGATCGGTCTAAGAAAACAACTGATCGCTGATACGCATGCGCCGCTGCGAAGTGGTCAAGCTCAAACCTATGCATCTCTACCGCCCCACTGACTTGTGCTGCGAAAGATGAAGCAATTGGTTGGCCGCGATCTGAATGCTCATAGTTGACTGCCGAAACTGAAGAAGCCCCAGCTTAGGCCAACCTTCGGTAAAAACAGAGCTGCCAAATTGCCCAAATTGGCCATGTAGAGCCCCCCTAGGGCAAAGAATCAGAAATTTGCCGCTTTCTCACAAAACTTAGTTTTGAAAAAATTGAGAAAGTTTGCTGCTGTCTTGCCTGTGCAATTAGGTTGCGATTCATTGCGAGCCTTTGTTGTCTGAACGGCTTTTAGTCTCTCAAAGCTCTCCACTTTTTTTGCATCGAAATTACCGCGTTTTCTGCATATATATCGATCAGTTCGTCTCTGCGGGCTTCCTTCCACCGCGATCCAATCCCGCCGCCAGCCATAATTTGCCTCTCAAAGGAGGAGAAATGGCTACTGCAGACACAAACAATCCCAGTCTTGCCGACTGCACCGTTCTTGGCGCAAACGGCTTCCCTTTCGCCATTGGAAGCAAGATCAAACTGAGTTTTGGCACAAACAATGTTCACTGCATCAACGCAGACCGCACCGCAACGTTCAGCCTTGCTGAGCTAGCAGAGCTGAACATTTCCGGGCCTGGCTCGGTTACGACTGGCGGCGGCTTTGTTGGCGGCGGCTTCGGTGTAGACGGAGCCCTGGAGGGCATGGCTGTGGCCACGGTCTTGAACCTTCTCACGTCAAAGACGAAGGTGCACACCTTTCTCACACTGATTGCAAACTTCGGCGAACTCCATTTGCACTATGCAGGGATGGAGCCATCAGCACTGCGTATAGCCTTGGCTCCCGTCTATGTGCGCCTGCGCCGCCTTGACCCGGTTTGGCAAGAATCGCGACTGAAGTTACTTCACGCACAACAAGCTGCCGGGCTGCTGTCTGCAAACGACTTCGCTGCCGCGAAAAAGCGTTTGGAAGTTACTTCCGATTGGAAAGACCCAATTTTGGAAGCCGAGGAGTTGAAGCGCCTGCAACAGGCAGCGCTGCAGAGCGGCCCCGAGGGCCAATGCCCCAACTGCGATTCGGTGATTCCTCTAGCCTCAGAGTCGTGTCCCAGATGCAAGGCAAGCTTTGGTGTCGGCTCTGTATGGAAGGTTCTGCCGGTTTAGCTGCCAACAAGTTTCGCATGCGAAAAATCTAGCCCCGAGTTGGCGGCAGGGGGCACAGGTACGTGCCGCCGCTCTCATCCGGGCAATGACACAAAACCACCCAACACACGAAGCGACCTACTAGGGGCCCGCCCACCAAGTGGTTCTGCAGTGGTCAACTTGCACAACTAAGTTGAAGTTCGTGACAAGTTTGTTTGAGGTTGTTAAAAGAAGGAAGCCCCAGATGCTGGTAACGCTCTGGGGCTTTCGCTTTTGAGGAATAAAAAACCGCCTCGAAAGGCGGTAGAGCAATCAATTTCTATAGCTACTAGCGCTTGATGGATAAGAGCTACAGCCAAGTTTGAGTAAAAATCCCTCATTAGAGAATTTTCCGAATCAAAAACGGAAACACCGCCAGAGCGAGGCTTCAATTCAGGCAAGTAGTTTCTTTATGTATCTAGGTACTCGCGTAGAAGCCAGTAAGCCTTGGCGAATACGCTCAAGCAACTCAGGACTGCATGGTTCGTGAGCCTGCCATACAGCTTTCTCTACCATAGTCTGCACATGAGTCACTGGCTCTATCCGCGGATCGCGATAGTAAACGTAGCTGTCATGTGTAATGAATGGGTGCTCACCAGCCTTTATCACGCAGGCAGGATCGTGAGGGTAATCTGCTTTGACCGAAGTAACGCTAACCATGATGACATGGGGCTTAGCTCCATAGCCATCCAAGGCACTCGGACCCACAGCTATTGCAAACAGGTGCTTATATTCCCCTGGGCCAGATGGCACCAATAGACAAGCCCCTTGCTCACAATTCCATGCCATATCAAGAAAAGGCTGCGTTCAGTTGAGCTTGCTCAGTTAAATGACGTACTGCTGAATCAATCCCGTCTTTACTGAAACCCAATGCTGAAAAAAGGCTTTCCAGCGGAATTGGAGCACTTGACCCCTGAGGGTCGACCCATTCGGGGCAAGCATCGCTATGGGTATAGTCGCGCAGGGCAAACTTGCTCATGTGACCAAATTGCTGCCAAGTCACTTCCAGAGTTTCGAGATCATCGTCACTCAACTCAAGCAAGTCATCCTCCGGAGTTCGGATCATGCTTGGATCGCGCAAAGCCAAATCGTGCCCCGCCCGATCCTCGACCCAAGCTGCCCAACCACCTTCAATACTGGGAAGGTTGCCATTCATGTGCTCGTAAGTCATTGAGAGCACAGGCCCATGAGGCATTGATACAAGTCGATCACCAGTAATTGGCTCACCAAACTTGCGCAGAGATTCACGTTCTGCCAAGTACATCAGCTTCATCAGCTTGAGCAAAGGCAGACGTCCGCCAGCACGATGCAGCAAGAACGCTGCAGCCTGTGCAGTACGCTTCTCATTGAACAGTGTTGGATATTGCATAGCGCTCAGATGTTAGCACGAAGCTAAATTTCAAGCCGCTTTAAGCCTCCTCGCCCTCATCTTCCCCCTCCTCTGCGGCAATCATGCCGACCGGCGGTTACGAAGTCCTGATGAAATGCCGGATTAGGTCCGGCTATGCAAATTCATAGCCACAGCCCGCGCGCTAAAACTGCGCACTGGCTGAGGTTTTCGCCCAACCGAAACACTGGCTGCGATGCGATTGATGGCCGCTTGTGGCGGTTCAATGCGGTCCGCGAGGCCCATCTCGAGGCCCTTGGCGCCAAAGTACACCCCAGCCTCGGTACCGCGCACCGCGGCCACTGTCAGGCCGCGATTGCGCGCCACTAGTTCCGTAAACTCAGCATAGTTCTGCTGCACCAGTTCGTTTAGCCACTGCGCGGCCTCGGTGCTCAGTGGGGCATCGCTGGCCAGATCTGCCTTGCGGGCGCCGGCAAAGATGGTGGTGACCTTGATGCCCTGCTCTTCATAGCGCTTGCTCATGTCCACATGGCGCGCGATGACGCCGATGGAGCCCACGCCCGAGGAGTTGCTGAGCACGATCTCGTTGGCCGCGCTGGCAAGGCCGTAGGCCGCTGAGTAGCAGGAGAAGTTGACGATGGCCGTGATGGGCTTGATGGAGCGGGCAGCAAAGATCTCTTCTGCCAGGTCAGTCATGCCGGTGGCTGAGCCGCCAGGGCTGTCCACATCCAGCGCAATATGCTCCACCGCATCATCAGCCAGCGCGGCCTGCAGCTGGGTGCGAATGCCTTCGTAGCTGGTCATGGTGGTGCACATGTCCATGTGCGCGGAGCGCGAGACCAAGGCGCCATGAATGGGCAGGACATAGACACCGCTCTCGCGGGCGGCGTTGAGGCGGCGCTCTGCCGGCGAAATGGCATTGATGGGCTCGTCATCCTCCATGGCCATGATCTGACCGCCGGGGTTAAGGTTGACGATGTTCAGGTTCATCGCCTGGTTGGCCCAGTTCACGGCCATGTCCAGCCAGTCTTCACGCACCATCTGCGGGGTGTTGAAGATCATGCTGGCGATACGAGGGAAGTTTTTCATGTCAGGGCCTTCTGGATATCGCGGACTTGCTCGTCCGATGCATCAGTGAGTTTTTCCGGCATCTGCGTTCCGGCCCCGACCATATTCAGGGGCTGCAGGTACACATCGCCGCCGGTGACTGGCGGCAGGTTTTCCAGGCGGCGGATGTCGTTGACCGACAGCCAACCCCACTGACGGGCCACGGCATAAGCCTTGAAGCGCGCTTCCTGGTTACCGCGCAGCAGGCCGCCGATGTTGAACTCGATGTAGTAGCGGCTTCGCTCGGAGGGCAGCAGCAAATCGCGCTGCAGCGCCTGCTCATGGCGGCGAAGCCATGGCATCAGGGTGTAGATCACGAACTGGATCTGGAGGTTTTCCACGTTGTTGTACGTGGCGGCCTCCATCATCCCGACCATGGGTGGCGGCATCTTGTAGATGCGGGTGATATCCACCGCGGCCAGCTTCAGCGCACCGATCAGCTCCGCGTCCACGTTGTTCATGGACAGGGCTTTGAAGGTCATGCCCTCTTGCAGCAGCGCCACCTTGCCTGCATTGGGCGCGCCGCCGAACTTGGCCTGCCAGTTGTTGGTCAGCGCATCAATGGCGCTTTGCTCCTTGATGGCCGCGGCTTCCTTGGGACGCTCCAGCACTCCGGACAGCGCCGTGCCATGCAGAAAGGACTTGCCGCCGTACTCCTCCAGCGCCAGCGCATAACCAATGCTGTTGGCATGAAGGGCAATGGGCGACAGGCCGGTGTACTTGTCCAGCGACACCCAGCGCACATGGTGAACAAAGCGCGCAGGCACCGGCTCCTTGCCATCAATCGAGTAATACGGCTTGAGGTCCGGTCCCTTGAACACCTGAACATCGCCCGGGTTGAGCGGGATCAGCGCCGTGGGGTTGCCGCGGCCGTCGCGCTCAATGAAGCTGTAGGCGTTGCCACGCAGCCCCAAAGCCGTTTGCGCATACTCACGCGACTCGAACGGCGTCTGCCAATCATTGGGAGCGAACTTGAGCAACGCATAGGCCGGGTGAGCATCGGCAGACTTGCGGGAGCCGTCCTCCAGGCGCTCGAACACTTCGAGCGGTAGTTGAGCAACAGACTCAGCCAGCAGCGACACGCAGTTCTGCAACACCGGCAAGGCCAAGGCCGTCTGCGGCGTAACCAGCTGGCCGGCTGCTGATTGCTTGGAGCCACCAATCATGGATGACAGCCAGCCAACGCGGGTGCCTGTCTGCTCGGCTGTTTCTCGTTTGTTGAACAGCATCAGCTCATCCGATCAATGGCAACGCCTGCAACCAGCAGCAGGCAACCGCCCACCATGGCCGCGACCGCCAGAGAGAAGTGCGCGGCAATGCCGGCCAGCAAACAGACAAAGCCCACCATCATGAATGCCAAGCCCACGAGCTCGCGGGTAATGATGTTGAGGAGGTTTTTCATGGTGGAAGCCCTGGTGACGGGAATAAAAAAGCCACCCGAGGGTGGCAACCACGAAAGAGCAGTGTGGTGATCAGTTAAATAGGAGTGATGGCTGGGCCTGCGCCAACAAAGCAGCGAGTTCCGCCTCAAGAACAGGCTTCTCCTGCTTTCGCATGTTCAGCCCACGTCCGTGAAAGCTGCCGCGACGAGCGCTGTCCAAGCACTCGAGTTCCTTTTCCATGCAGCGATAGCGCAGCCCATCACGCTGGTTCCGGATGTATTCCGCCATCGCTCTGAATGCTTCGATGTACGCGATCTGATGCTCTACAGCTTTTTTTCCCGTCATTCTTCCGACCAAGAACTGATAGCCCTCCTTGGTCATAGTGAACATTTCGTACTGCTGGCTGTTTTGCGCGTCAATATAGTGGGCTTCCTTGAAGTTCAGGAGACCCCATGATCCAGCTTCGGCAACCCGCTTGCGGATCAACTGCATCACGTTGTCATGGCGCTTTTTGTGAACTTGGGCCACGCGCAGCGAGTCGGTAATCAGGATGTCACCATCAGCGCTGATGAAGTCCTGGAAGTTCAGTGCTTGGATTTCTTGCATACATGCTCTTTCATGTCTAGAAACGAAAAAACCGCCTCGGCGGGCGGTTTGATGTGAGGCTGCTGAGCAGCTCTTTGGACGCGGAAACGAAAAAGCCCGCAATGCGCGGGCTTGGGCTACTGCCAATTGGCACCAGCTTGCCTGAAAACTACCACAAGTCTCTATGGTGTAAAACTCCACTTATCAACTTCGCCATCATCGACTTCAGCAGCATCGGCTAGATGCCGACTCCACTGTCATAGATGCTGGCCTCCTGCTCTGTCTGCTTTCCAGGCATTGCTCGGCCGATAGCCATGATCAGTGCTACGGCTCCGTCAATCTTGTTGTCGTTACCTTGCTTGATCGGCCGCACGATGTCGTCGTTGCCGACCAGATGCTTTCCAATCACGTTGCCCATGCACCAGGTCATGAGCGGGTTGCCATCATGATGAAAGCGCCCGGACATGATGGCGGCCTCCAATTCCTTCATCGGGTCGCTCATGTTGGTGTAGTTCTGCACGATGGTGATCGGCAACAAGCCTTCATCGTCGAGCTGGTGGGCCAAGTTGGTGGCGCCGTGCGGATCCATGGGGGAAGCTTCGACAGGATTGAGCCTTGCAGCATCCTTGGCTTCTTCCAGAATCTCGCGGTAGTCAATCTCGGCACCGTCGGTGGTCAGCAGATGGCCTGTGTTGACCCACTTCTGCAAGCGCTCGGCCATCCGCCGGTTGTCGCTGTTGTTGACCGTATCCTCTGGCACCCAAAAGCGCGGAGCAATGCTGTAGTAATGGCGTTTACCGTCAATGTCGCGCCAGAACAGCCGGGCCATGCTGTTCATGTCCAACTTGCGAGCCAGGTCGAACGACAACACCACTGACTGACCTTCGAAATCAGCCAGATTCAGCGTTTCGTCCTCACACGCCTCCCACTGGGTCATGTTGAAGTAACCGGCTTTGGAAGTTACCCAGAGCCCCAGATGCTTGGTTTTGAAGGTGTTGGTGAAGCGCGCCTGCTGGATGGCTCTTCGCTGCTGGCTTTCCAAGTACTCCTGATAGACCGACACGCCAATATTGGGGTTGGCCTTGGCCAGCACCTTTGGATCTTTCCAGTCATCCTCTGGATCAACGGTCCAGATCCAGCCAAACAACTCGTCGTTGGGAACGGTGCCGTCAAGCATCTCCACCACTTCGCGGCGTTTGTCGTAGCACGGGCCTTCGATGTTGTAGCCAGCCGTGGTGATGATGAACATCAGAGGCTGTTTGCGCGCGCCCATGCCCGTGAGCATGGTGGTGTAGAGCGCATCACTATCGTGCTCGTGGTACTCGTCCACGATGGAGCACGATGGACTGGCACCGTCACCGGGGTTGCCAATGATGGGCTCAAAGCGGCTGCCGTCACCAGGCTTGTTCAGGTTGGAGGCGTTGACCTCGATGCCCGCAGCCTCCAGCAGCATGGGTGATCGCATTGCCATCAGTCGCGCCGGCCGAAACACCTCCCATGCCTGCTTTTCTGTGGTGGCCCCGGAGTAAACCTCGGCGCCAAACTCGTTGTCAGCCGCGAACATGGCCAGACCCACACCTGCGGCGATAACGCTCTTGCCGTTCTTGCGATTGACCTCCCAGTAGCTTTCACGAAAGCGGCGAAGACCATCCTTTTTGCGCTTCCATCCAAAGGTGCAAGCCAGACCGAACTTCTGCCACGGCTCAAGGGTGATCAACTGGCGCTTGAAGCCCCATTCACCCTTGGTGTGCGGCAGTAGCTCAATCAGAGCGATCTTCTTCTGTGCCTCCTTCGCATCGAACTCGTAGGGGTAGGTCTTGCTTTTGCTGGCCAGCAGATCATCCAAGTGACGCTGGCAGGCCTGCCGGACATACCGACATGCAGGAACCTTTCCTGCAATTACGGCCTTGGCGAACTTATTGACTGCATCCACCGCCGGATATTTAGCCATTGATGACCCCTGCAAACGGGTTGTCGCTCTGCTTCTTCTTGCCTGTCCCCATCATTCGCTGGCGACTGGACGGGTCCAGCCCCAGCATCCCGCCATAACTGGCCATCATGGCCGCCGCCTCTTTGAGGGCTGTCGCGGCGGGGTTCTTGATCACGCCGCCCATGGCTCCAGAGACCGTCACTCCGTTCTGGGCGATATCCGCCTGGGCCATCCGAAACTGGTCATAAGCGGAGCAGTACACCTCGAGGTTCTGAATATCTGTCGCCGCCAAAATGCGCTCTTTGCACAACTGAGGCGCCACTGCTTCCCAGAGCATCCGGCCGTTGTCTCCCATCCAGTCGGGGCAATCGATATTCAGAACCAGCTCAAAGTCCGGTTCAGCTTGATTGAGAGCACGCTTGCCTGGATTACCAGCTAGCAGCTTCTTTGCCGTAGGTTTGGGGCGACGGCCAGAACGCCCAGCAGCACCTGCCATCGGGCCTCCAGTTAAATTTCATATTTCGCGGGCGTAAAAATTCGACGAACCGGTCGGTCTAGAGGGCGGTGGTGCCCTAGTTCCGACCCTCCCCCTCCCCGCCCTGAACCACCCAAGCGGCACTCTGCAGCTTGCCGGCGAGGCGATCAGACCAAGAGAGAGGTGAACAACCCCTGCGACTCCCGCGCCGTTTTGACGGAGTGACAAGTCTTGCAGATCGCCTGCAGGTTTTCTCTTGCGTCCATCTGTTCTCGGGCCCAGCCCAACCGCTTGGCCTGGGCCTTCGGGATAATGTGATCAACCTCTTGCGCGGCCGACACCGCACCGAGCTTGAGACATGGCTGACACAGGCCCGTGTCACGTTGCATCACCCACTCTCGAATCTTCTGCCACGCATAGTCATAGCCACGCGCCTTGGCCGAGCCTCGCCCCGGATGACTCCAACCACTGGCTTCGGACTGGTGCTCATCGCAAAAACCCGAGGACGAGCGAGATAGTGTGTTGCAGCCCCGATGACGACAAGGCTTGTTAGGGCGCTGAGGCATTGCCCACCTCTCCCTGACGCTGCATCGCCTTTGCGATGCACATCGCGTTCGATCCCATGTCCGACTCCATAGCGCACTTGACTGCGATAGGGTCAACCCCACTCTGAATTGCTTCGGCCATCAGTGCATGACGATTCATCGTGCACGCGACTGGCGATACAACAACCATGGCCAAAAGACCCCATCCGAGCACTGTCGCAACCAAGTCTGTCTTGTTCATGGTCCAACCTCCTCTGCTGTCTGCTCATTGGTACCGCCTGCATGGTCTGGACACGCCGGGTGTCCAACATCGACATAGCCGGCTTCAAGTCTGGAGCTTGGGCATACTGGCTTCATATCTACATGGAGCGGCACCGTGAGTGAATACTCGGAATACATCGTTCAGTCTTATTCAGCTTCTGGAGCTGGCTCTTCAAAGACAATCCGTGCAAGGCCACTGCCTGGCCAAGGAATTGACCCAGATGCCCACGTTGAATGCTCATCACAAATGCGCAACTCGCAACCATCAGGAACGCTATTTGCGATCACTGCCAAGGTAACAAACCGAGAGGGAGGTCAACCCTTTCTCTACACATCGTTCAAATGGCCATACCGAGTAGTCACCAAGGATGAAGCGCAATCGATCATTGCCCGAAGAAGCCTTGGATAGCTGGACTCTCAATAGGTGCCGCCACCGAGTGATCCGCCCCTACTGCAATGTGCGTGATCGTCGGGCGTGCTCGGTGGCAGCAAACTGATCAAGCAAAGATTGCACGCCAATAAGCCCTAGAACGGGAACGCGTCAGAAAATAGTGCCAGCTCCATGCCTGCGCCAATTGGGCCTGCGTCTTTCCCGAGATGGTTATTGCCGCATTGATGAAGAAATTTTTCATGCACGATCTCCAAATAAAAAAGGCCCGCGGATTGCGGGCCTTTTGAAAAGCTTACTGCTTAAAAGTCTATCTCGCTAACTTTGGTTCCGCGAATACTTATCTTTGGACCGCCTGGCACTGGAGCAGGACCAGATAGGCTAAATACCCCAGGAGAAAGGCTTCCAGCAAGATTCAGCTGGAACGCTTGCCCAACGGTTCCGAAAACGCTCTTCGCGCCTGCCTGCGCTGGCTTGACCTTCAGTTGTGCAGAGATCTCGCCTGAATTCTCTGAGTAAGTGCCTGAATAAATGTAACCACCATCCCCGCCGCGAACTTGGCCATTTTCCAGAACAACGACACCGGGAGCACCAGGAAGAAGTGCACCAAAATCAACTCGATAAAAACCATTTGCTGACATGAAACCTCCTTGTTACAAGAGGCTTCAGCATACACAAAGTCAACCCACTAGGAATTACTCCAACGCCGCTGGCGGCTCTACCCTACTCTGTACATCAGCGCCGCAGCAGCTCACGGCGCAATCCCAGCGCCTTCAAGTCACTCGGGCAGAACCTTGGTAGGTTCAGTGGAAAAAAACCGCCCGAAGGCGGTCTGCTATTTGGCCAATTAGAACTACTGCTTCACTATCGGTCCGCGGCCCAATATCTGAAACCGATCCCAGTTTTCTTCATCCTGGAATGACGGAACTGTACTATCCAAAAGCCTTGGATCGTAGTTTGATGTGCTGGCCGTTGTGTGGTATCGATTTAGTGCCTCAATCAAATCCCTCCGACTACGCTCATGCAAGTCCGAGTACCAGCGCTCATGACTCTGCTTGGTCATGATGCCGGTGCGCAAGCGATGAATCTCTTCTTCGCACTTTCGAACCGCATCATTTGCAGCTGACTTTAAAGTCGCAGTCTGCATTCGAAGCCAAATGAAAACCACGAACACGACACCTATTGCAATACTCCATGAATCCATCTCAATACCCTCCATTGAAGGAAAGAGCATAGGTCAGAAACAAAAAAGCCCCAGCGATTGGGCTGAGGCTTTGTAAATTTTGGACGCAGGTATCCCGGTCCGCTTCGTATTCTGCCAAAAAAATGTGTAGCGTCAAGCATCAGAGCACGCCTTTTGCGATGAGGCCGCGCGTGAGCATGTTGCGAGCCTCCAGCAGCAGCACCTGCAGCTCGTCACGTTTGGTTGGCAGACGCGGGCTGCTCCAGACCTGGGCGCGGCAAGACAGGTTGCGTGCCATGAAAGAAATGGCCGTGCGGTGGGGTTGAGGGATTGCGTCGATCACAGCGTCTACCGCCTCCAGGTCCGCAACCTCCCATGTGCCGCCACCTCCTGGGCCAAGGCTACAGGACACCGACCTATTCCCATAGCCATATCCGACTCTGGTGTTTGAGCACCACTGGTGCCACTCTTGCAGAATTTCATTCACCACGCTGCTGGCTTGACCGATGTCGATCTGCTGTGTTGCTGTGCTGCTCAATGCTCTCTCCTGATTGTTTTGATCTTCCGTTTGGGTCAGCGCCTCAACCCACCTCGGCAATGAGGCCGGCCACAGACCAGCCTTCTGAACCTGCTCGCGCGTGAAGCGCCCGGCCTCCAGGCCGTACTCGCGGTGGGCATCGCGCCCGCCACTTTCCAGAAGCCGGTAGTTGTCATAGGCCACATGGCAGCCCTCGATGCCTGGACGGCTGCAGCAGAGCGGGAACCCCGTGCGGTCGTCCGTCTTCAGTCCCAGACCCTTGCCGTAATTGAGGTGGGCATGCTGGCTGTACCCCTCAATGCCACACCACATGCAAGGCAGCTGGGCGACCAGACGGCGGTAAGACTCGCTCTCGATGGCCCTCTCCTTGCGCACTGCAATGCCTGTGGCGCCGGCGCTGGGGACCATCACCACATTGGCAGGCACCATCTCAGCCGTTGCCCTGGCGCTCTCCAGCTGGCGCAGGGCGCGCTCGTGCAGCCGCTGCTCACGACTGCTGGCCTGGCCGGTCTCGTAGTGGTGGCCCTCGTCCTGCTCATCACGGAGCCCAGCGCCAGCCCATGAGCCGCGAGACCTGAACCCCTTGCCGGGCTTGAGCGGGGTGCGGCGCATCAGCACGGAGCCTTCTGGAAGTCTTGCACCTCCAGACCTAGATCCAGCGCCAGCCCATGCTCAATGCGGGCGCCACGAGAAGCGCGCCAGCCTGGCAGCATGTAGAGGCAGTCACAGGCCGCGATCTGGCGCAGCGACATACGCATGTAGCCCTGCCAGCTTCCACATGCAGGCGGCGGGTTCTCTGCAGGGTTCTCAACGTGGTGGCCCTGGGCACGCAGCGCAGCTGCTGCTGCATGAAAGGCTGGATAGTTGAACTCGGGCAGGCCGCTCATGGGCCCGGCGAGGTAGATGCGCTTCATCGCCATTTGGTCACCCGCACTTCCCGACCCAGCAGAGCCTTCATCAAGTGGCGCTTGATCTTGAATTCAGGGGTCTCCACGCCCTTCACATCCTCTATCACCTCGATGCCCTTCTCCAGGTACACGAAGTCAGCGATGTAGCGAATCGCGGGGCGGGCGCGCGCAGCGCCAGCAAACTTCACCGATGGGACCATCTCGAACACCACTTGCCGGCGCAGATCGCTGATGTGGCCGCCACGCTGCAGCATCAGCAGGTGCGACCAACGGTGCAGCTCAGCCAAGCTATCGAATTTGGTGCCGTCTGCCGCCACGATCTTCTTATTACTGTACTTGGAGCCCGGCGCCTTTGGAACCAGCTTCAGCATGTGCCCCGTCAACCTCATCGGCTTGCTCATGCCACCCCTCCGGCTTGGTACGCCAGCACTGCAGCGGCAGTCTTGCGCTTTTCCTGGTTCAAACGAATCCGGTCTGCACGAGCCAGTACCTGGGCATGGGTAAAACGACCAGCCTTGCGGGCGAAGTGGTCGCGCAGCTTGGCCAACTGCTGCAGCGCGGTGCGTTCAGCTCCTGTTGGTGCGCTCTCAGGAGCTGGCAGCGCCAGCGCAGCTCGTGGCGCAGGCAGTTGCAGTTGGTGGCGCACATCGTCGGTCAACGCACCCAGACCACCCGGCAGCCGACGTGCGGTAATGGCCTCCTGCAAGGCACGGGTGCGCCCCTCGGTGTCGTGACCCAGGCTCACCTGCACGACTGGATGCTGGCGCCGGGCGCGGGCCTCGCCCGTAATGCGGCCGTAGGCTTCCACGAAAGCCTGCCGGGCTCCGAACTTGTCGCCAGCACGCAGCAGCGGCGCGGCCACGGCCCAGGCATCGGCAATCTCGTTCGTCCACACGATGGTGGCGCTATCGTCCGAGCTGGACAGCGCCAGCGCATAGGCTTCCGCAGGCAGCAGCCGGCCCATGGCATGGTCCACGTACTGCAGCACCGTGCCGGTGAGGATCTGGCCCTTGTGCTCGGCGCGGATGCGGGCGAGTGCCATGCGCAGCAGCGACTTGTCGATATGGGACAGGTCAGAGGCCAGCAGCGCCAGCGCGGCGGGGCGGATCTGCTGCCCAGACAGCTCCATGGTTGCGCCCAGCTCCTCAAGCAGCCAGTCGGTGTCGTGCTCGTTAAGCATTGCCACCCTCCTTGCGCTGGCGCGTCAGGCGCTTGGCTTCCTCGATGGCATCAAAGTTGGCGCTGCTCTTGTCGGCGCTCTGGGCACCGGTTGCAGTCATTGCCTGCCCACGGGCCCACTGGGTGCGGTAGCTCTCGGCCTGGTTCACCAGCACGCCCATGCCGTGGGAGTTCTTCACAACGAATGCCTCGTTGACGTTCGCCACGTACCACGCGGCCACCAGCGGCGCTTCCTCGTGGCCCAGGCGCTTGACCAAGGCTTTCACGTTGGCGTTCACCGGTGCATTGCGGACGGGCTTGACGCTGTAGCGCTGCTCGTAGGCAAGGCTGTAGGCCGACCATGTGGCTCGGCAGGCGTCCTGCAGTGCCGTTTCCGGGTCGTTTGCAGAATCGCCATCACCTCCGCTGCCCGACGGCGAAGCAGGCGGGGATGGTTCATTGGCGGTTAAGTGACGGTTCAACTGATGATTTGGGGGCGGCATTTGCCCCTCCAGACCTGCGGCATCTGCCGGGGCTGGGGCGGCATTTGCCGGGGGTACTGCGGCATTTGCCGGTGGGGCGGCATCTGCACCCGGGGCGGTTGCCGCAGGGGGGGCGGCATTTGCCGCCACATTGGTTTTGCGCTTGGTGGTGCGCTTGCTTTCTGCTGGAGCCTTGCTCGGATCGAAGCGCTTGGGGCAAACGGTGTAGCTGGTGCTGGTGTTGTGGCGGTACTCGCGAAACACAGCGCCAGCCGCTTGCAGCCAGGCCAGCGCATCGCGCACAGCGCGCTCTGACAGGCAGGTACGTGCGGCGATGGTCCCAACCGCAGGCCAGCACACTCCATCGTCGTTGGCTTGATCGGCTAGAGAAATGAGGACTGCCTTTTGGCTTGGACTCATGCCCTGCAAGGGCCAGCAGGCCGCCATGATGATCGTGCTCATCGTCCAGACCTCGCGTTATCTGCTGCGTGCTCTGCATCCAGGGATTGCTGAACAGCAAGCAACGCAGCTACGGCCTCAGCGATCTCACGCTGCACCACGCGCTTATCGTTGTCGCTGACGTTGTTGTCCGCCTTCGCCATCGTGGTGGCCATCAGAACGTCGGCGCATTCACGCACCGCGATGGCTGCAGACTTGGAAAGGCATTTTTCAGCGCCTGGCTGCGCTTCGGGCAGCGCCAGCATGCCGGCATTGAATGAGAAGACCGTGCCCAAGGCATGCGCTTCAGCGCTACCCGCCTCACGGCACATAGACGCAATCTCCTCAGCATCAGGGAGGCCCATCTTGTGGCTCGGGGACACTCCGCTCAGCTCCTTGCGCAGAACTTCTTCGGATTTGTTCAGGCGGGCAGCAAGAGCAGCGCGGCCGCCTGGGTAGTTGGCGACCATGCGTCGCAGTGCATCAAGAGCATTCATGTCGTCCGGACTCCGAGAAAAAGGACGTTGCGGGCTGTGCCGCCGAGAAAGACACTGCCTGCATGCAAACGAAAACAGGCCAGAAGAGAGGAAAAGGTGCCCGCCGCACCCTGGGCTATGCTGGTGGCTTCCAAACCATTACCAACAGCCACAGGGAGGGCAGACATGAAGCGGGATATGGACTTGATCCGGCGTATTGCGCTTGCAGCGGAAGAGTTACCAATGGACGAGACACTGGATGGACTGGACGGTGTAGAGCAAGACGTCTTCTCTCTCCACGTCATTTGGATGAAAGAAGCTGGGCTAGTCCATGCCGCAGTCAACGAATACATGGACGAAAGCGCCGTAGCTTTTGTGTTCAGGCTCACGTGGAGTGGATGCGAGTTCGCAGATGCAGTGAGAAGCGATACCTTGTGGAAAAAGGCCAAGGACAACGTGATGAAGCCATCCATGTCATTCACTTTCGACGTGCTGAAAGACTGGCTCAAAACCGAAATCACGCAAGGCCTGCCGACCATCAGGGCACTGAGTCAGTAGCGCGCGCAAATCCATCGCAGCGGCTAGAAGCCCGGCTTTGGCTGTTCCCTCTTCACGAGCGACGTGCGATGCATGATGCTGAAATGCAATATGGGAATCAGCCATGCTGAACCAGCGCGCAGCAGTTGCTGTAACGGCGGTCAGCAGGGCCGAGTGGTCTCCGTCTCGCACGGCAACAAAATCCACGCGGGGCAACTTCGCACTATTCATTGCCCACCTCCTTGGTACAGGTGGATGGCCGCACCGCAGCCCCAAAGCCAGCGGTGGCGATGGACAAAGTAATGTTGTGATTCATGGAGAGCATGCAAATGGACTGGACAGCAATCGGTGGCATCGCAGGATCAATCTCCGCTGCCCGCGACATCGCCAAGGGAATGAGCGCGATGCGCGACACCGCTCTCATCAACGAGAAAACCGCAGCCCTGCTGGAGCAGTTGCTCAAGGCGCAAGAGGGACTCCTCGCTCACAACACCGCTCTTTTGCAGCTCCAATCGGATCTGGCCAAGGTGCAAAAGGAAAATCTGGAACTGAAGGCAACCATCGATGAGCGCGGCAAATACACGCTGGTCACGCTCGCTAGCGGTGCAGTTGCGCTGCGCAGCAATCCCGCCAACAACCCCACTGGGGCCGCAGAGCCAGGAATCGATGAGGCGCCCCACTATGTCTGCCAGCCCTGCTTCTCCATTGGCAGGTCTGTTGTGCTCCAGCGCACTTGGGTCATGGGTACCGACAACGGACTTGCCTGTCCCGCCTGTAAAGCCCAAGTCTTCGATAAGCGACATCACTCCACCTCCTTGGTTGAGGTGGATGGCAGCGCCAGCTCGGGCCAGATCAGGTGCCAATCATTCGGGCGCAGATCGCGCCGTGTTACCGCTCCACTTGTCCGACGCTCGATCTCAGGGCAATGCTCTATGGGCGTCTTGCGCCCCTCCTGCTTCCACTGCCAAACGGCGGCCTTGGTTACGCCAAGCCAATCAGCAAGCGCCTTCTCGGAACCGGCAATTTCAGCCGCCTTCTCAATGGGATGTTTCATACCCTAAAGGCTAGCATTACTAGCCCTTGAAGACAAGTATTACTAGCCCAATGAGGTATAGAAAATCTATACGATCAAAAGATGGATATCAAAGACTGGATCAAGGCTGCGCGCCAACACGCAGGCTGGACTCAAGAGAAGCTGGGTGAAGCAGTTGGCCGCACCAAGGCCAATGTCGGCCATTGGGAAACCGGCAAGCACGAGCCAAAGCTCGAGCAAATTGAAGCTATTGCAAAAGCCACAGGCTATGCCCCGCCGCTGTGGGGCGGGATGGTTCAGTCCAACGTGGAGCCGGCCCTAGAACTTAAGAAGTCAAGAAGAGTGCCAATTACAGGAAGCGTGCGCGGTGGAGACGACGGGTATCTGGTGCAAGACACCACTCCCGATGGCTGGGTGGAGTACTGGACTGGCGACCCTCAGGCCTACGCCTTGCGTATCAAGGGAGACTCCATGCACCCTCGCTACCGCGCCGGCGAATTCGTGGTCATAACCCCCAGCATTGAAGCCCAGCCAGGCCGTGATGTGGTGGTCAAGCTGCACAACGGCAAATGCCTGCTCAAGGAACTGAACTGGATCCGTGGCGACGAGATCCAGTTGCTGAGCATCAACAATGGTTATGCGCCCATGACCATTCCCAAAGAGGAAGTGGAGTGCATCTGCCGTGTAGCGGGGTCAGTGGGGCCGGATTCGATGGTGTTCTGAAGGGGACGCAGTGCAGCATTGCATCGCAGGATGCTTCGAGGCAAATAGCAAGCTCCTTCACGAAGGCATGAGTGGGCCACGAGGCTAACAAGCAAGTTGTGATCGAACTTATAAAGTAAAGAGCAGCGAGGGAAAAATGACCACGGCGAAAACTATCGAAAAAGCAAAAATCAGCTTCTTTCAGGTCAGTAAGTGCGGGTATTTCACCCAAGGTCCCAAGCCGAATTTTGAGTTCGGTGACCTAGCCGAAATTTTAAAAGCACTGAAAGTTTGGTCTACTGGAAAGGCGCTTGGCCAAACTCAAACATTTCAAGCCCCCCCGAACGCCGACCAACTTCCAGTTTACCTTTACGACATTGCCTCGCGCGGCTCTGACTGGCTAGTAGTACTGTGGAACCAAATTCCAGCCACAAATAACAGGGTGGCATCAGTACAGGCGAATGGCGTGGTCGGTGGAGCACAAATTCACATGAACAGCGTCGCTACGGGAACTATTCCAGGCTTCGCTACTTACTTCTGGTTTATCCCAAGTAAAAATGTATTTGCGAGCATACGCTTTCAACATGCGACAGTTGGGCATGCCGGACTGCGTGCCTACACGCGAGGGTACATAGAGCGTCACACCCCTTTCACTGTCTATCAAAACAATCCAACCACGGCAGATATCGAAATTATCGGATATCGAGCAACAGCTTCAGCTGCCGTGCAGAACTTAGCACCTCGCTTCCACTCAGAACCATTTCGCAAGCCAGGCGAGCACGACATGCTCCTAAAAAATGCGTTGCGAATAACCAAGGTTTTGCGGAAGACAACTTTAGAACTCCAGACTCCAGAGGATTTGGCACTTTGGCAAAGTGCCTGGCGCAAGATTCGTGGTCGTTCCACGCCTGCTCAAGTAGATCCCGTCAGTATCTCCTATGAGATAGGAACAACTTTGTCAAAGACAGACGTTCAAGAAATCATTGATCACGCAAGCAAGGATACGGAAACTTGGGATGACATTGGCTTCATGCTGAAGAGTGACCCAAACCCTCACTGGCTTAGCAAGTCATTTGCTCGTGATACCTTTGACATACAGGTCCAGCGTGTAAATGAAGAGATCGTAGATTTGGATGCATTGCTTGGAGAGCTGGATAGTCAGCGCACTAGGCTCTTAGACCTGCTGTAAGGGGTTTGCGTGTATAAGGTTTTGAAGGTTGTTGCTGTGTTCATTGCCATAGCGCTGGTGCTGACCGGTGCATGGTATGGTCGCAACGTACCTTTCAGTAAGCAATGGCCCTTATTTGAGGCTCTCCGCACAACTGCAGCCATAATTTTTGCTGTCGTTGGTGCGTGGTTAGCGATCATCTATCCAGAGAGACTCAAGCTCTCTTACAAAGCTGTAGCCACGACCTCTGCCAAGGAGGCTGATAACTCAAGTGAACTGTTCACCCCAGCGGTTAACTCAACATACATTCTGTGCATTGTTCTAGCTTTGGGGGTTGTTGCGCCACTCATTCAGGCAACTGGACTGTGGGGCAATGTACTCTATTGGAGAGGTGCTTCTTATGGGTTGCTAGTTGCTTTGACGCTTTGGCAACTGTGGACTGTTTTACTCACACTTGACCCAGCAGATCGAATTAAATCTTTCATGGACAAGGAGCAACGTCACAAAAGCAATGTGGATGCTCTAAAGGGAACAAACAAGTGAGGATGAGCGAGGCACATTCATCAGCCTCGACCGAGCCCGCCCCGAGCGGGCTTTTTTACGCCCGCCAGTCGTCCCTAATCTCGTTGATCACCCAGGCCACCAGTACGGCCAGGATCCACAGGCCAACCATTTGTGTCATGAGGGTAGACATCGCCGCTCTCCTTGAAGTGCGTGATACCTAAATACTCCTCCTTCCCATCTCAAACTGCAATCTGAGACTGCAGCCCTGGTGCGGCTTTTTCATGGCACCATCCCTGCATGACCGCACCTGCACCTCGCCTTCAATCCACCAGCATCCGCACTCGTGTAATGGATGGGAAGCCGTTGATCGGCGTGAAGCACACCGCCAAGACCTCCTCCGGTCTGCCCGTCTCAACCGCCTGGATTGATATGTCTCCTGAGGACATGGAGGGACTAATTAAGTCACTGCAGGAAGCCCTTGTCGAATTAGGCAAGAAGTAGACGCCCAGCCTCCCTGAGACACCAGCCCGCCATGAGCGGGCTTTTTTCCGACTTCATCCCTCGCAGGCTAGAAAAAATTTACTTATAGGCAAGTTTTACTTGACTCCAAAAGACTAGTTTTTCTATACTTCATTCATCGCAACAGAAAACCACTGAAGCGATGGGTGCCAAGTGATCGAGCCGCGCGCCATGGGTCTTTAAAAAGCCAGAGATTCAATGCACGTCGTGAGACACGCTGCGCCCCGATGACTTTCCGGAACGCGCCGCGACTCTGCCGCCCCGAAGCGGTGGATGGTGCTAACCGGCGCAGATAGTGATCTGCATAAAGCTGCCAGAGCGAAGCGCAAGCCAGTGACAGTGGGAGATATGCGCCGCCACCCGGAGCGCATCCGGGGTTCAAACGAAAGCCTTGCTAGCAGCGCTTTCATTTGAGTACAGTGAATCCATGACACGCATAAACACCACCGAAATCTGGGAGCGGCACGGCTACAAAGTCGAACGCATTGAGCAAGCGATGGGCGCGCCCCAGCGCAATGTGTATGGGCCCGACGGCGTGCTGCTGATCGAGGATGCCGAGTACACCCAGGAGACTGAAGCCCTGCGCGACCTCGGATTCATCGACTAAGCGCCGAGCGCATCTGGCGGGCTCTTCTATCGGCCACCGACAGGTGGCTTTTTTGTATCCGGAGATCTTGAGATGTGCGCATTCAGCCAACATTTGTCATACATGCGCCCTCTCCCGCAGGGCAATAGCGGGGCCATCAAGAAAGAGCGCGGCAATGAAATACTGCAACGTGGGTGGAGTTGGCTAATCCGCTCTTTTTCTTGATGGTGCCGGGGGTCGGCTCCCCGGCTCTTACAAACCAGGCCTGCAAGGGCCTGGCTGGAAAACTGCAAGAGGGTAACCGCACCGGCCATAGGTGCCCATCATGACCACCCCGGGAAAGTAGCGGGGGCTATCTGGCGTGACTGCGAAAGCAGCGCCAGCCCCTGAGCGAGATCAGGGAATTGATTGATGGGACATTTTCAAGGTATTCAGCACTCAATCCTTTGACAGGAATATTTTTTCGGCACCCATCTTGCCAAACGATAAGCAAAAAATCAGGCTCAAGATACTCACAAGGCCAAATAATGCTGCTGCGACTCCACTAAACGAAATGAACATAAATAATATAGCCAAAAACAAAACAATTGGAGTAAAAGTATAAAGCGTCATAAAAATAAATAATCTCACCGGATAATCTGAAAAATTCGGTATTGAATAATCTACGCCCCACTCAAACTGATCACATATTTGTGATAAAGCGACATATATTGGAATCGCGACAGCTGACATTGCAAGTGCACTCTTCAGCCAAATATCAGTTGGCTTAACTTGAAATATTACCAATGCAAGAGCCAATGCGATGCCTGCACCACTATAGCTAATTGTTTTTCCGTTAGTCCAATGACGAGCTTCCATTTTTTGGAAAAACGGTGCAAATACAATTGAGAACCTATTAACAAAACCCCTCATTTACATGCCTCTGTAGATTATAAAAACTCACATTAAAACCATGGAAATAGTTAAATTCCAATTAAATTATATATAAGTCAGATTATTTTCCAAGCCAAAGAACTCAAACAAAATTTTGAGGCTAGCAGTCAACTCACAAACGCATTTTCCTCTTGACGTGTGCAACGATATCCGGCGTGACCACTCTAGCGAGTACGTTTGAACTCTGGAACGAGCCAGGGCAAGCGGTTTTGGCGATCTTCGGCACGGCTTCCGCCCCCGATGGCGAAAGTGGTCACACCAGATGGCAAATCAGATTTACCTCTTCCCACCACCGACAAGGTAGACCTTGCCCTCAGCCACGTTGTTGAGAAGCTCGCGATACGCATTCACCAGGTGATCACGGCTAAGCCTGAATGCGGGGTCCGTTCTGTCAGGGCCATCCTGATGCTTGGCATCCAGTTGTGCAGCTCGCAGCTCTCTCGCCACCTGATGCGCGGTCTCGGGTGGAAGCGCCTTGACTACGGCCGTCACGATCATCGAAAGCGCAGCGAATGCGCCAGATTCCTCCTGGGTCATGAAGCACCTCCAGTCTGATGACCCATTCTAGTTTCCAGCCGGGCCTGGGGTTTATCTCCTCCCTCCCTCTCTGACCCATTCCCCAGGCAGACCCGAAAGGTCACCGGCTCTTTACTCAAGCCCGCAGCAACCGCTCGCGGGCTTTTTCTTTGCCCCAACCACCCTCCACAGGAGTCCCCATGGAAATCAAGATCGATTTGGACTTGCCCAGCATCATTGCCCACGCCGTCAGCGCCGAGCGCATCCAGCCCCTGGTAGACAAGGCCATTGCCGAAGCTGTCGGTACCGCCATCCGGGACGCTACCGGCTATTCCAGCCCATTCCGCAAGGCGCTTGAAACCCAGCTCAAGGACGCCATGCCCCACGGGCTGGCAATTGATGATGTGGCGAAGTTCCAGCTCATGGCTAACAGCGCAGTCACGGAAGCCGTCATGGGCGCGAACGCTGAAACCATCAAGACAGCTATCGCTCAAGGCCTGAAAAGCTCCATCCCGGACGTGCCAGAGCGCATCAAGCTGTCCGAGTTGGTTGGGAAGGCGCGCGAAGCCTTCCACAAGGAGCGGCATGAAGCCTTCTACGCTCACTACGAACCAAGCGAGTATGGCGGCGGCTGGCTTTCGCTTGATAGCGATGAAAGCACTAGCAGCAAATACAGCGCCGACATGCGACTGTCCATCAACAAAAACGGCGAGGTCTATTCGCTGAAACTGGATGGCCGCGACATCACACCCAAGAGCATTCCCGATGCTGTGGGCAGGTTTGACGGCCTTCTGCTCGCGCTCTACGTTGGCCGCAGCACTATCGAGCTGGACATGGACGCGGACGAAGTTGAAAGCGCCGCCGGCGAGCAATGGGATTGAGGGCCGCGCGATGAATCCGTACAGCAACCATCAGCCCGTCGATGAAGACCTGGTTCAGCGCCTGCGCGAGAAGGGAGGCCTATGAAATGGCCGCACATCTCCACCATCGCCCTCGCGCTGCCGATAGCCGCCCTGCTGCTGATCGCCCCGGCCCTGGAACAAAGCTACTGATTGTCATTCAGTGGGCGCTGACCCTCTTCGGCCTCTTCTGCCTGATCGGCGCGGCCGTGGTCATGGCGCTCACGCCAGAAGCTTGGCCCCTCTGAGCATTCAACTTTAAAAACTGACAGGAGATCCTCATGCTGAAGACGATTGTTGACTCCCTGCTGGTCATCGTTGGCGCCCTACTTCTCGCAGCCTGGCTGTCCGCGCCTGATGCCCAAGCCGATGAGCCCCAGACCATCGCCCAAAACCTGCGCGACGAGTTCGCCTGTCCAGGCATGCATGCCGAGTGGCTGGACGAGAAGACCGTGCAGTGCCTGAAGGAGCGGCCCTGACAATGAAATGAGTCCCATGGTCACATGGGCTAGGATGCCCTCCATTCAAATATGAGAGGGAGCCACCTTGTTTCGATTGATCATCTATGCACTGATTGCCGTTGGCGCCTGGAAGGCTTACACCACCTATCAGGCCCGGCAGCACCAAGCCGCAGCGGTCCAGCTTCTCAATGAGCCGCGCCCTCGCGACATCGATGTGGGCCGCAGCGTCACACCCAGCAAGCCGAAATACCAGTGCGACGGCCGCACGCACTGCTCACAGATGAGCTCCTGCGAAGAAGCCACCTTCTTCCTGCGCAACTGCCCCGGCACCAAGATGGACGGGGACAACGACGGTATCCCTTGCGAGCGACAACTCTGCTAGCAGGACACCTTTTCCATTCAGCCCACCGAAGCCCGCACCCGCGGGCTTTTTCTATTTCAGGAATCCTGATGTTCAAGAGCATGATCATTTACCGCCTTGCCAAAAGCTGGCAAAGCGATCTGCAGGCGCTGGAGGATGCCCTGCAGAAGACAGTTTTCGAGGAGTGCGGCGCCACGCAGGAGCGCTCTGTGGGCTGGGTGCCGCCGCGCGGCGAGCAGCACGGCCCGCTGGTCGAATCCGTGGCCGGTCAGTGGGTGATGCGCTTCATGACCGAGACCAAGGTGCTACCGGCCAGCGTGCTCAATCGCAAGGTCAACGAGAAGGCCGAGCACATCGAAAAGACCGAGGGCCGCAAGCCCGGCAAGAAGGAAAAGCGCGACCTCAAGGACGAGGCCAAGCTGGACCTGCTGCCCATGGCCTTCACCAAGCAAGGCAGCATGTGGGTCTGGATCGATCCGCAGGCGCGCACACTGGTGCTCGACACCAGCGCCCAGGGCCGCGCCGACGAGGTGGTGACACTGCTGGTCGAAGGCCTACCCGGCTTTGCCCTGGCCCTACTGGACACCCAGACCAGCCCGCAGGCCGCGATGGCGCACTGGCTGATGACGCAGGAGCCGCCCGCCGGCTTCAGCGCCGACCGAGAGACAGAGCTGAAAGCCGCCAACGAATCCAAGGCCGTGGTGCGCTACGCCCGCCACCCGCTGGATATTGACGAGGTGCGACAGCACATCAAGCACGGCAAGCTGCCCACCAAGCTGGCCATGACCTGGGACGACCGCGTGAGCTTTGTACTCACCGAAGGCCTGCAGATCAAGAACATCACGCTGCTGGATGCGGTCATGGACGGCAACAGCCAGGATGACAGCGGCTTTGATACCGATGTAGCAATTGCCACCGGCGAGCTGTCGCGCTTGATCCCCGATCTGATCGAGGCCCTGGACGGCGAAGGCCGCACCGGCCTGGGTGACCTGCCCGCCGCGCTGGCAGCCAGCGCCAGCAACTGATCGCCTATTCATAGACTTGCATGAACCGGGCCGTGCGCCCATATCAATGAATCAACTGCCCGCCGATCAGCGGGCATTTTTCTTTGGAGGCTCCCATGAGTCTGACTTTCGTGAATCACAACGGCGACCCCATCACCGATTCCCGCATGGCCGCCATGCGCGCTCAAGGAATGGAGCTTGAACGCCAGCGCCGCCTAGCTGCCAAGGCGGATACAGTGCCCGTGCACAAAGGCTGGCGCGTCTCTGGTATCAAGCCCGGAATGCTGGATGAGGCGAAGCAGGCGCACGAGCGGCTCTGCCAGATGGCGCAGAAGGCAGGCGGCAAGCCGCCGGAGCCCTTTGATGAAGGTGCATGGCTGCGCACCGCCAAGCGCACTGCAGTGCGCAGCAAGCCATACCCCCTTCAAGAAGCCGCCCAGCTTTGCAAGGAGCTGGCCATCAAGGTAGGCTGGCTTGAAGTGCAGATCCAAGAGATCAAGAAGACCGCCGCTTGAACTCTGGCCGCCGCGTGCCTGCCTCATTCCGAATGACATCAAGGTAGGCGGGAGAAAGCGTAAGCTTGGAGGCCGAGTCACGGAGGTGCGGACATGGCAAGCAATGCTTCACAACCCGTACAGGCATATCGCTATGAACTGCTGCCAAGCAATCTTCACGCTGATTGGAAAATCATCGTTGACAGAGTGCGCGCAGCCTATGACAAGAAGCCGGAAGCAACGATACAGCTGGAGAACGCTCGTCAGCACGGTTTTGGCTTTGTTCGCGCACTCGCGGCGGCTGGGCTTGTGACTGCGGCCGGCAAGGCCGACCTGATGGAGCTATTGCTATACCCCAGATCGTCCTGCTAACTACCCAGCCCCAGCGCGCTGGCGCGGGCTTAAGACCAACAGCAGCATTACTCGGGATTTGGAGACTCAAGACACTGAGCTAACCAATCGGCTGGTAGCTCCTTCATCAGCAGGATGTATTCCGCAGCGAGTTGCTCAGCGTGTAACTCAGTCTCAGCCTCCCCGACTTGAAAGTAGTGAGTCTCTCCACCGTGAGCACATATCCCTACTCTGGCCGCATACATCGAATCGATTCCTGTCAGCGAAGCCGATGAGAACACCTGCAGACCCTGAATTGTTCGCTCCATAACCACTCCTCCCCAAAAAGAGGTCCATCCTACTGTGATTACCCCAACCATCGAAGTAAGTCCACGCGATCGCTGGCGAACCTTTCCGACCATCAAGCCCGCCGCCGCGGGCTCTCTCATTATCTGGAGCGGTAACTTGTCACCCTACTGTGGGACAACCTGGACTTGGCTCAGGTCCACACCCAGCGATTGGGCCTTCTCCAGCAATCGCCTAAATTGCTGCTCAGGGATGCTCTTGCTTCTGGAAAGCAGCCAGAAGTAGTCGAGGCTGTTGCCAATCACCAAAGATGTCTGGTACTGGTCATCCAGACTCACCACGTTATAGCCGCCGTAGAACGGACCGAAGAAAGACACTTTGAGCGCCGCGATGCTGGGATCGCCCAGGAATTGCGCCTTGCCATTGGCTTGACGCCATTCCTTCTTCGATGCGTCATAGCCTCGATTGACCACGGCCACGGTGCCATCATCGTTAAGGCTGTACTGCGCAGAGACCTGGGTCAGACCTTTTTCAAAACTGTGCTCGATACGGGCCAGTTCGTACCAAGTGCCCATGTAGCGCTTGGCATCAAAGCCAGTCACAGGCTGTATGCCTTTAGGCACCGAGACAGCGCAGCCATACAGCGCAGCAACTCCTGCTGCAACCACGGTCAACGCAGCAGTACGAATTAGAGAGCTTCTCGAAAAACGCATTGTTGTTTCCTGAGGTTGAAAGCGTCATTCAACCATCCACCAACCAGCCCGCCTTGAAGAGCGGGCTTTTTGCTTTCTGGAGCCATGAAACCGGCGTACTACAACGAAATAGACAAGTTCGCGGCACAGATGCTGCGCAACCTCATTGCCGCCGGACATATAGCACCAGGCGACGTTGACGAAAGGAGCATCGAGGATGTTCACCCCTCAGACCTCAAGCCATACACCCAGTGCCATTTCTTCGCAGGCGTCGGTGTCTGGTCCTATGCACTTCGCCGCGCCGGCTGGCCAGATGATCGACCTGTTTGGACCGGTTCCTGTCCCTGCCAACCTTTCAGCTCGGCAGGCGAAGGAGCTGGGTTTGATGACGAGCGGCACCTTTGGCCGCACTTCTTCCACCTCATTGAACAGCGCCGCCCTGCAGGAATCTTTGGAGAGCAGGTTGCGAGCCGTGACGCAAATCCTTGGATCGACCTTGTACAAGATGACTTGGAAGGCTTGGGATACAGGGTCGGGGCGGTCCCGTTTCCGTCTGCGGGCGTCGGTGCTCCGCACATCCGTGACCGGCTCTACTGGATGGCCCACGCCGGCAGCCAGAGATTGGAAAAGCGGTTGCGATACGCCAGAAAACCGGGTGGCGCGGAACGCGGGCGGAATGCTCATGCAAGAAGCGGTGGCACTGGCCGGCTGGAACACTCCCGACAGCACCATGACGCAAGCCAAGGCTCGGCCACCAGTGCTTGGAAACCGCAAGCCAACCGATCCGCAGATCAGCTTGGCGGATCAAGCGCTTCACCTAGCACCGGGCCCAGCCCGACTAACGGCCTCTGGTCAGCTGCTGACTGGCTCCTGTGCCGAGATGGAAAGTGGCGGCCAGTTGAACCCAGCACATTCCCGTTGGCTCATGGGGCTCCCGCCAGAGTGGGACGCCTGCGCGCCTACGGCAATGCCATCAACGCGGAACAGGCGCGCATCTTCATCGAAGCGGGCATGAGCTGCATGCCCTGACCACCAACACCCCAGCCCGCAGCCGCGGGCTTTTCTCATTCTGGGAGCCATCAAGATGACAGATAAGAACCCACTCGCGCACTACAGCGGCGTATTGTCAGAGGCCGTGCAGGATAGCGCGGCAGCAACCGGGAAGGCCGTGCAGCCAAATTTCATGAGCCATTCTGGCGGCCGCACAGTGACTCTGCACTTTGCAGACGACGAAGCTGCATTGAACTTCTATCGCGCGGCTGATCATGGCGTCATGCCCGCCCTGGCAGCGCCCCCAGCCGTGACAGTGCCTGATTTCGAGAATTGGCGCAAACGCGAATATCCATGGCTCGGCCCCATAGGTGATGGGGTGCAAATAGCCCGCGAGGCATGGAGCGCCGCGCTTGCCGCCACCCCGGCAGCAGCTGCGCCAGTGGTGCTGCCTGAACCTATAGGCGAGATTTGCAGCATGCGCGACGAACTAGGCGCATTCTTTGGCGGCCCTGTACCGGACCTGGGCACCAAGCTCTACACAGATCAGCAAGTGCGCACCCTGCTGGCCGGAGTATCTGCACCGGCAGCGCAGGCGGTGGCATCAATCTACGTCACGGCAGACGGTCAGCGCGAGTGTGACGACTGGAACGTGTCGGTGCCGATTGGCCGCAATTTGCTCTACACAGCACCCCAGGCGCAGGCAGACGCGCGGGACGCGGACGGAGAAGCATTCAGGACTGCTGCCCGCCTGGGCCTGACGCTGCGCTTTTACGGAAATTGCGCCCAGTCAGGAATGCCCGGAGCGCCGAGCGTATATGAGGTCACGCCTGGCCCAAACAACGCTGAGGCAATGCGCGCATCGATTGCCCGCGCTGACGCTGCCATCGCCGCCCAGGCAGCCCAGCAGGGGGGTGCAGCATGAGCCGCCGAGCCCGCGACCGAGGCGACAAGCGCGACAGATGGCGCGAACCAATCAACCACCCCGAGCCTCGCTG